GCCCCCTAGGCCCAGTAAAGCCTGGAACGGTAGACTGAAGTCCCGTAGGACCTGTCGTGGTAGACTGGGCTCCCGTAGGGCCTGTAGGGCCACTGAAGGTAGCCGTAGGCCCAGTAGCGCCCGTAGAACCTAGAGCCGTAGATTCAGGCCCCGTAGGACCAGTAAAGCCTGGAACGGTAGACTGAAGTCCCGTAGGACCTGTCGTGGTAGACTGGGCTCCCGTAGGGCCTGTAGGGCCACTGAAGGTAGCCGTAGGCCCAGTAGCGCCCGTAGAACCCAGAGCCGTAGATTCAGGCCCCGTAGGACCAGTAAAGCCTGGAACGGTAGACTGAAGTCCCGTAGGACCTGTCGTGGTAGACTGGGCTCCCGTGGGGCCTGTAGGACCACTGAAGGTAGCCGTAGGCCCAGTAGCGCCCGTAGAACCCAGAGCCGTAGATTCAGACCCCGTAGGACCAGTAAAGCCTGGAACGGTAGACTGAAGTCCCGTAGGACCTGTCGTGGTAGACTGGGCTCCCGTGGGTCCTGTCACATTAGAATCAGCCCCAGTAGGACCTGTAGGACCCGTAACTGTAGACTCGCCCCCAGTAGGACCGGTAGGACCTGTTACGATAGAACTAGCTCCAGTAGGGCCTGTTACAGCAGAATCGGCTCCAGTAGGACCTGTTGAGCCTGTGACTGTAGACCGAGCTCCAGTAGGGCCAGTGTATCCGGTAGGACCTGTCACGGTAGACTCTGCTCCCGTGGGGCCTGTAGGACCTGTTACCGTAGAATCAGCTCCCGTAAAACCAGTAGAACCAGCCGCAGTAGATTCTGGTCCCGTAGGACCAGTATATCCAAGTGCTGAAGATTCGGGTCCTGTAGGTCCCGTAGCACCAGTGAGACCAGTGGGACCACTCAGAACACTGACTGACATTTTAACATTTTAGACAGAGAAAAGCAATGGAAGAATCCCTTAGCTACCAACAAGTTTTGGCCGACGTATATGAAGAAACTGCCAAGGAGTGCCTAGTGATTCCCAACGACGATTATTCAGACGTTCCTCCTGAAGACAAGCACCCCGAGGAGCTTGAGAACCAAGAAGCTTTTCGAGGTGAGCAAATCGGCCACCAGATTGCGTCCGTCCAGCCCGATCCTCCAAAGTATGAAGATAGAACCATCCAAAGCATCAAATACCGCATTGAAACGCAGATGACAGTTTTGAACGTAGACAGCCGCTTTCGATACAATCGCAGAGACTCTACTTCAAACTTCTTGTTTAGGTTGCTTGATCCCATCAAGAACGTCATTTCTATACGAGTGGCGAGCGTGGAAGTCCCCAACTCGTTTTACGCCTTTTCTGCTGTGCGAAACAACATCACGTTCAATTTAAAATATCCTGCTAGCTCTGGACCGACTAAACTGATACAAATTCCGGACGGAAACTATAACCAAAATCCGTATCCTGATATCGGCTCGATTTTGAGCGCAGTTCAAACTGCGATGAATACTGCATTTTTAACTACTGTTTTCTCAGTGAGCCTGAATTCAGTTAACGGCCTCGTAACCATTTCTTCAAGCAGTGGAACTTTTAATATAGACTTCATGCCCGAAACAGAAAACCTGCTTTCGCGCGAGTATGGTTTAGGTTACAACTTGGGGTTTCGAGAGTTCAACTATAATAACAAGTCTACTATAACTGGAGAGGCCATCTTGAACACCACAGACACTAATTACATTTTTCTTTCGCTGGATGACGACTGGAAAGTCACCGTACACGAGACGCCACGCACGACACAGCTTCTAACCTTCGCAAAAATCATCGTTAACTCGGCAAAGTACCAGTTCACTTACGATAACGGAGGTAACACAATTACCAAGGAATACTTTTTCCAGCAACCGACAAACATTAGTAGCTTCCAGGTCAGACTGAGTGATCCGTATGACCAGGACATAGACTTAGTTGGGCTTGATTTTTCATTTACGCTGGAAATGCGAGCTGTGATGAACTCGTCGCTCTACGACTCTATGAGAGGGTTGACACCGTCTTAGCCAAGTCTTCCAAGTGAATTTGCGTATCTTCACGCGTGACTTTCTGGGTCAGATACTTGGATATGATATCCAACAAAGCATTTTTTTGGGAGTTAACCATTGCGATTTCCTGGTTTGTTTTCGCAGTGGCTATTGCGGTTACGTCATACACAAAGTTGTTTGCAGTCGGCTTCCGAATCATCCTTATTTAATTAAGAGATTTACTCGGCCATGAACTGGTAGGCAATCACGACGTTGCGCACATCGGACGTCATCGAGTGGTTGTTCGCGACATTCACCACGGTGCCGTTGGAGCCCGTGATCTGGTACTTCGCATCGGCGCCCGAGGCACCGTCCAGCTTGAACGACTTCGTCTTCGTCATGTTGTAGGTCACGTAGACCGTGACTGAGTCACCCGCCACAAAGGACACCTTGGAGTAGCTTTCCGTCGCCTCGCCAGCCGGAACTCCCTCGGAAGAGCTCGCCACCGCCGCCGTCGTCGATCCGGTCGTGCCGTTGGCGTCCGTGGTCACGTTCCAGTAGGCCACCTTGCCGGCCGCATCGGCCTGCTGGAACAGATCCAGCGCAAAGTCGTTGGCGTCCGGGGCATTGGAGCCAGCCGCAGTCGTGCTGGGAATGGCCGCGGGGAGCACCGAGGTCGCGGCCGCGCTGAAGTTCGTCGCTCCGCTCACCGCCCGCGCATCCATGGTGAGGGGCTGGGCCATGATCGCAGTCATGTCCACGGACTTCACCGACTCGGCGGGGATCTGCGATAGGGTCGCCGCGTTCGCGTCGGAATACGTGAACGGCTCGTTGGCGAAGTAGGACTGGAGAGTCCAGAGCGAGTTGTCGCCGGAGTCGTCCGATAACAGGTACTGCGCCTTGGAGTCCTGGTCAAGGGCAAGGAAGCGGCCCAGAGCCGTGCTGTTGTTCGTCTGCTTCGCGTTGTCCACCAGCACCTTGGGGCGGAACACCACCTTGGGGTACTTTTGAGAGCTGTCGCTTACGTTGTTCGAGCCCTCAAAGCCGCCCGAGGTGGTGATCGGGCCCTGCCAGTTGCTCTTGTAAACGAGCGCGTCGCCGAGGGAAGCCGCGGGGAGCTTCACGACAATGACCTCATCGGGCACGAGGGGCTGGGTCTCCTCCTCGCCGATCAGCGTCAGCTCAAGAGACTGAGACGCCGCCGAAGACAGGTTGGGATCCTGGTAGTAAAGATTGCAAGGGTTGGGGCCGCTTCCGGCAACGCCGGTTACGGGGTCATTTCCGTGGTTAGTAGTGGCCATTTTTGGTTATACTCTTATGCGAGACGACAATCTCCGCCGAGCAAAAATGCGATACCCCCCGTGGACACAAAACCTAAATTAGTAGTAAAATGAGCGTTTATTCCTTTTCGGAAGATCTTGGATTTCTGAAGACAGTGATCTCGGACTTCCGAAAGGTATTTACCATGATGCCCCCGGGGCTGATGGGCAAGATGCGCGTGTTTAACGTGTGGCCGGCCATCGCGAACGCAGTAGAAGTCGTTGAGGTTGACCAGATAGGCACAATGGTTTTCCTTTACGTGAAAGTGTTCGGCGGTCCTTTCCCCGACAGACCTACGCCCGAACAGCAAGAAAACATTAATAGAGTGTGGGCTGCGATGAACTTGGTTCACAAGGTGATACCTGTCGAATCGGCCGATCCGACTTTGCCGTATGGATGGGTATAAAATGTATTTGGGATTAATAATGGAGAAGTCCGTGATTGAAAGAGTGGAATACCCCACGACCGACAACCGCTACAACCTGACTTCCACCTCCCAGCAGTATCCCGCACCCCAACATGGCGGTCGCATTCCGAATATTCTGGATAGTGGCCCCCGCCTAAGTTTTGCCACCAGCCACCCCTACAAGGATGGTCCCGCTCTCTTCGGCCAGACCGCCCGCACCGACTTAATCGGTCACCAGCACTCTTGCACGCCCCTGAACGTAATATTTTTCAGCGAGGACAATATTAACCGTATTCAGCAGGGCATTCACGACCAGGTTTACGCCATGAGCGGGAACAAGTACAGAATCGACCGCCAGAGCGACGACGAGGTCAAAATTATCATGCGCAGCTACTACCTGTCCTTTGCCGAGAACAATCCCATGACGATCGCCCAGGACCTAGAGAACCTGAATCGGCGCGTGATAGGATACGCGTCGGCCAAGGTTTACTCCGAGGTGGACTTTCACATGTTCTACCTCAAAGACTTACAGGACTTTGCCCCTCCTATCGCCAATCCCACGAATGTAAAAGTGTTTGGAACGCGCACGGGAGAACTGAAGTCATTCTTTTAGAACTAAGATTCAATGGACTTGAAAACTTTCCACGGAAACGTTTTTGGAAAGCTTCAAGGCAAGATATACGTATTTGAGTCCACCTGGGACTCGTTTCGCCCAATCACAAAGGTTGCGTGGAACGGCTCTGAGTTTGCTATCATAGACTCCAAATTCAAGAACAATATATTTTGCCCATTTTACGGGTTCGAATCTGAAGAGCAGAAGAAACTTTGCCGAAAGCTCGCAGAAGAAACCGAGCTGGGAAACGCGCCCGAACTAAAAAACCCCACGGATTTTTGGAGATGGTGTGGCGAGAAGGAAGTGAGTTGGTGGCGCGATAGACCGGTTATTTTTGCTTCTAGTTGCGTCAGCAGAGATGGTAGTGGATGGAAGAAGTATATTAAGTATTTGGAATCCAAACCCAAAACTTTGCGCCGGCCTTTCAAGGGTCGGGCGACAAGGCGTTTAGTCCCAAAGTGAGTTATAAAAAAAATGCGAATCAACCTTGTAGGAAACTTTCGCAAAAATACTGGGCTTATGCAGGACGGCTCGATTATTCGTGGCCTTCTAACGTCTGTGTTTGGCGAAGAAATCTCTATTTTTCGGGTTCCGCACCAGTTTCCCCAATGCCAGGAGGCCGATGTCAATATTTTCATTGAAGTTGTAAATCCCTCGCTGTTTCCTTACGCGGGTCGCAATATTTGGATTCCAAATCTGGAGTGGACTTGTCGGACGTGGGAGCCTTACGTAACAATGTTTGACGATATTTGGGTGAAGACGCAAGAAGCTTCGCATATTTTTCGAATGCTGTGTGAAGGGACTTCCACCAAGGTTATGGAAATCGGCTGGACTTCCATTGACAAAATTATGCCGGAAAAGAAAAACTACTCTAAAGCCATCGTCCTCGTGGGAAAAAATATGTTCAGGAATCCCAAGCAGCTTTTCCGTGCCTACGACCAGATTCAAAAGATTGAGCCCGACTTTTACGCAAAGCTTCCACACCTTTATGTGCCCTACAATCCGGATTGTGTCAATGTGTTTTGTCCTGATGAACTTAGTTCCAAGATCAGCTTAATTAACAAGGAGCTCGGAGAACAAGAATACGACGACCTTCTTCATGAGTGCGGTCTGGCGATCTGTCTTTCGGCTACGGAAGGGTTTGGGCACGCGATCAATGAAGCCATGAGTTCGGGTTGTAATCTAATTCTGTCCCCAATTCAGTCTTTTCGGGAGCTCACGGACGGAATGAGCGACGCGGTTCTTTTTACGGAGGCGTCTCAAACCATTGAGCAGCCCGATTGTATGGGGATTCTGGTAGACTCCGGTGTTCCCGGCATTGTGAAAGCCCTGAAAACGTATGTTGGTCGCGACTTCAAAAGCAAGAAGAACGTATCTGAGCTTTCTCGCTGTACTTACGAGAAGCGCCACGCGGCTTTCGTGGGCCGCATGAATTCTCTTCTGCCTTCGCTGGACAACGGCTCTATCTACGAGCTCAAGAACGCGTTTCCCAAGGAGGACGAGCTTCCCGATGTTTCTATTGTCACGCTAACCAAGGATCGCCGCGTCTTTATGCCTCTGGCCAAGTATTCTTACATGATCCAGTCTTATCCCGAAGACAAGTTAGAATGGGTGATTGTGGACGACGGTTCCGATTCCATTGAAGACACACTGTTTGGAGTCCCCAACGTAAAGTATGTGCGCTGCGACCCCGGCCTCACCATTGGCGAAAAGCGGAACGTAGGAGTCCAAAACGCAATGTATGACACGATCGTGATGATGGACGATGACGACGTCTATCCGAACAACAGTGTCCTCCACCGCGTAGCTATGATGATGAAGACTCCCAAAAAGGAATGCGTGTTCTCTACAACCATTCCGTGCTACGACATCAAGAAGTTTTCTTCTTTCATGAACGTCCCCCCGATGTCGCTAAAGATGAGCGAGCGCGTGTCGGAGGCTACTCTTGCGTTTACGCGCAAGTTTTGGGAGGCAAATAAGTTTGGCAGTATTCAAATTGCCGAAGGCAACGCATTCATTCACGGTCGCGAATCAATGTGTCGGGAGGTATCTCCCCAGGAAGTTATTGTGAGTCTGTGCCACCCAAAAAATACGTCGTCTCGCAAGATCCCGGACTTCAAGGAGCCTAACGGATGCCACTACGGGTTCAACGAAAAATTGTTTGCCCTAGTTTCGGAAATCGGCGACAAAATTTAACGGCGGCCGAAGAGCTTGGAGAGCAGGCTCTTGCGGCGCGTCTTGCGGCGACCACCATCGTAGGACATGCCACCGCGGCGGCGGGAGCGACGGCGGCGACCACCCATCTCGGGCGCGGCGGCAGGCGCGGCGGGCGCGGCAGGGGCCTCACCGCCCTTGAGCACCACGCGGCCCTTGGGCTTCAGGCCCATCTTCTTGAGCGTGCGGCGGATCGTCTTGGCCGACACCTTGCGGAGCTTGTGGCGGCGACCGCCCACGGGCGCAGAGTTTCCGGCACTTCCGTTGAGCACAGTGGGGTTGGCATATCCTTCACTCATTCTGTTTTATGTTAAGTTGTAGAGAAATTTATGCGGAGCAGGTGAGACAGGATGGGGGGCAAGTGGGCTCGACCGTGAATTTTTGCGCAGTGGCCGCGCCCTTTGTCCGCAGATAGTAGCATCCCGTCTTCAGCCCCTGCTTCCAAGCGTAGAAGTGCATGGACGAAATTTTAGCATAAGACGGCTCCTGTAAGAACAGATTCAAAGACTGCGACTGGCAAATGAACGGCGCTCGGGCTCGCGACATATCTATCAGCACTTTCTGGGGAATCTCCCACGAAGTCTTGTATAGGTCGCGCAGTTCCTTGGGAATCTCGGGGAGACCCTGGACGCTCCCGTTGTTTTCAATGATGAGGGTTCGGACTTCGGAAGTCCAAAGCCCCATCTTCACCAGATCCGAAACCAGATACTTGTTGATGACCATGAAGTCTCCAGCCATCACACGGCGAGTGTAAATGTTCGAAGTAAACGGCTCAAAGCACTCGTTATTCCCTAAAATTTGGGACGTGGATGCCGTAGGCATGGGGGCTACTAGCAGGGAGTTGCGCATTCCCTTGGAAATAACCCGCTGCTTCAGGGCGTCCCAGTCCAAATACGAAGAAGACATGGTGGGGCGGTCCTTCCACATATCATACTGGAGGTTTCCAAGGGAAGCAGGCGAGCCGTAGAACGAGGGATGGTCACCGCCTACAGGAAGACCCATATGAGCGGGCTCCGACATTTCCACACAGCGGTCTACGGATGCTTCCACAGACGCATAGTAGATATTCTCGAAGATTTCCCGATTGACTTCGGCCGCCTGCTTGGAACTCCACGGGAGCCGCAACATCGCAAACACGTCCGCCAGACCCTGGATTCCAATGCCGATGGGGCGGTGCTTCTTGTTGGAGTTTTCGCACTCCTTGGTTGGATAGAAGTTCTTGTCGATCACGATGTCCAGGTTGCGCGCGATAACTTTGGTGTAAGCCCGCAGCTTCTCGAAGTTAAACTTCCCGTCTTCCACAAACTTGGGTAGGGCCAGCGAACCGAGGTTACATACGGCTGTCTCGTCGGGCGAAGTGAACTCCATGATTTCCGTGCAGTTGCCGGTAAGGATACCATTAAATATCCCGGCATTGTTCAAAGGCTCGTTGAAGCAATAGGTGTCATCGTATCGCTCGTTATTGATTACACATGAAACCTTGACAAACTGCTCGGCATTTCGCTGGGGTTGACGCTTGGAATACTTGAGACGCTTCGGTGAGAAACCAAGTTCGGAAAGCTTATAGAGCGCAGAAGAAGACACCAGGATTCTCCAGAGAGGCTTACAGTTGTATTCCTTCTTACCGCCTTTTCCGTCAGGTAGGAGAGTCATCCGCTGGTCGAATGCCTTGACGACCTTACTCTGAACTCCCATTGTTAGAAGCATGAGTCGGATGTTGTCTAGAAAATCAAACTCAATGCTTGAGATCTGGAGCGATTCGTTGTCTCCGTTACGGGCGATACTTCCATCGGCATCAGAAATTCCCTCGAGCCAGCGAAGTTTGTTGTTCAGGCTGTAGTTTATGGGAACCTCAAACTTGCGACGAATATCCTCTACGATCACGGTATTCAAGCGACCAGAGGCATCCTCAATTCCAGTCATGCTTTTGATGTCAAGAAACTCGACCAGTTTCTTCTTCTCACCGTAGAGGGAACATGTTGGGCGCCCATTTGAGTATGTGCCATCTCCGCAGAAGAATCCATGAGTATATGGGTGGGGAAAACTATCATCGGTGAAGGCACATACAGGCGCTTCAAACTTCTTGAGATCCATACCCTCTTCAAGCCATTGGGCCTCAACTCGCTTGCTGGTTTTGATAGTCTTGTAGTCGTGATAGCTTTCCTGAATTAGGAACTTGTGGTAAGGAGTGCACGTCAAGCTCGCCCCATTACTGAAATACACTTCCACGAGCTTTTGGTTTTCACCCGTCTTTCGAATGGTTGTGGCCGACCAGTTATCGCCGTTCCATACCCGAACAGTTTGATCCACCAAGTCTTTGATGGGAAAGTAGCCATTATCTGTGAGAATCAGCGTTTCGGGGGCAACACACAAATTTGAACTCTTGATGGTGCCCAGGTGCTGCTGGTTGGACTTCGAGTTGGCCGCGTCCTTGTAGCAGAGATAAGGCGTTCCAGTCTGGATTTGGGCGTCCAGAATGAGCTGCCAGATCTTCTTGGCCGGCACCGTCTTGCGACCCTTGCCCGCCTTCTCGTAAGAGGTATAGAGCTGCTCAAACTTTTCGGAGTGGACGTCCGCCAGACCAGGGCACTCGTGGGGACACATCAGAGTCCAATTTGAATCCTCTTCTACGCGCTTCATAAAGAGGTCGGGGATCCACAGCCCGTAAAACAGGTCGCGCGCGCGATCTTCCTCGGCTCCCTGGTTCAGCTTGAGCTTGAGGAAGTCCTCGATGTCCGCGTGCCAGGGCTCCAGGTAGATGGCGAAGGAGCCGTTACGCTTTCCGCCCTGGTTCACGTATTTGGCGGTGTCGTTGAACACCTTGAGCATCGGCACGATTCCGGTAGACTCGCCATTGGTTCCCTTGATCAAAGAACCACGGGCGCGAATGTTGTGGACCGAGAGACCAATTCCGCCGGCCCACTTGGAAATTTGAGCGCAGTCCCCCAGAGTCTTGAAGATGCCCTGAATGGAGTCAGAGTTCATTGTGAGGAGGAAGCAACTGGATAGCTGTGGATGATCCGTTGAAGAGTTAAAGAGAGTAGGCGTTGCGTGAATAAAGTATCCCTGAGAAAGCGCATCATATGTCTCCTTTACCTTATGAAAGTTGTTTGCGTGAAGCTGGATACTGACCCGCATCCACAGGTGCTGGGGGCGCTCCACAACCACACCATTCTTGCGGAGAAGGTAGCTCCGCTCCAGAGTCTTGAAGCCGAAGTAGTCAAACATGAAGTCGCGCCCATAATCAATCATCTTTTGATACTCTGTAGGATTCTCACAAATCAGGTCATGGTATCGCTCAGAAACGATTTCGTCGTCGTGGTAAAGCGTCTCCATACAGTCAATCAAAGTTGCGGGAGTGTTCTTGTGGTGGTTGTCTACCAGAATGCGGGCCGCCAACAGACCGTAGTTGGGGTGGTAGCGCGACTGCATCATCGCACAAGTTTCTGCGGCAAACTCGTCCAGCTTTGACGTCTCAATACCATCCGACAGTTGGCTACATACTTTTTGGGCTACTAGGTCGGGGTTCACGTGGTCCAGACCGTCCGACAGCTTTCGGACGCGAGACAGGATCTGGTCAAAGGAGACGGGCTCACGAGAACCATCGCGCTTGGTGACGTACATATGGTCGCTCATTTGTCCTTCCATATGTCTGCTCCAAGAAAATCCGTTGTCAATGAACAAGGATGGCTCGCCGAAAAACCGCGAGACGCAAGAGAGCGGGAGTTCGCGGTAGCACGCTGAGATCGTTATTTGGACTGAGAGAGTCCCCCAAGCAAACTGAAAAGGCTCTTGAGCTCGAAAAGGCCAAAGCTGCTCTCGCCCAAAAAGCCGAAAAAGCCCGTAAAACGGCAAGAAGCCCTTCGCCCAAAAAGGCACTTGCGAATCCCGAGAAAAGTATGGTCGAGTATCGCAAGGAACTCATTGCTCATTATGATCGAGGAGAATCCAAAAGGAGGGCGGGTCCCAACCTTTTCATGGGATACGCGCCCGGCCCTGTTTTAGTTCCAACCAAGTCCAAGACTTATACGAGACCTGCCGAAGTCCCTGCGCCCACCACTTATCCTGCTTCTTCTGCGTTATCCAAGTTCAAGAACAAGCAGGGGCGTCGCACGGCGGTGGCCGGCTCACGGCGCCGCAAGCTTTATTGAGATGTGCATTGCCTCCAGCTCGTGAACCACTAGTTTCAGCGCATACGGAATATCTAACTTGGACGGTTGTGATTGGGCGTTGGCATCTATCAGGCCAGTTTCGGGCTGAAACAGCACTTCGGTCTTGTCGGAGCGCTCCATCAAGCTCTCGTTCAAAAATTTGGAGATTCCGTAAGAAACCAGGACGTCACGCTCCATCTCTCCAATTCTCAAGCCACCATCATTTGACCGACCTTCCACCGGTTGGTGCGTCAAAAGTTTTTTAGGACCGGTGGCTCTGTAGTTAATCTTGTCTTCCACCATCTGCTTGATGCGCAAGTAGTAGCAAGGAGCCATGAAAAATTCCGCCTCCATCATTTCTCCTGTTTGGCCATTGTACATCGTTTCGTGTCCGTAAGGATGGAAGCCTGCCTTGGTCAAGAGGTCGCGGGTTTCAGGGACGCGGTTCTTGGACGAAAATGGCGTGGCGTCTACCAAGGCGCCCATTTCCAAGCCCAGTTTATTGGCCATCATTTCCAAGAACATTCCAATAGTCATTCGACTGGGAAAAGCGTGCGGGTTCACGATCATGTCGGGCTTGATTCCGGAAGCGGTGAAAGGCATGTCCTCTTCGGGCACTCTTAAACCCACCGTTCCTTTCTGGCCGTGGCGAGCAGAGAACTTGTCGCCTATCACGGGAATGCGGTGCTCGGCCACGCGGATCTTGACTCCTCGCAGGCCTTCGCTTGTTGAGTAACGGTATACTGCGTCCACAATGCCCGTTTGCCCGCGCTTCGGCCCACTTGACGAATCAGAATACCCTTTTACTTGGCCGCTTCCGTTGAAAGAAGGGCTGAGAATACCAACCAGAATAGTTTTATCATCTACTTGGGAACCCACCTTGATAATGCCGTCGCCGTCCAGAAAATCGTAGTTATAACCTTCCTTGCGAGTCACCACTTCGCGGAACCGGGGATCGGTCGCAGGGTTCCCGAACTCGTTGTGCGTGCGAGCCATCACGTCAATCATCTTTTCGGCCACGTCGTAAGCATGGTAGACCGTAGTATGAAACATTCCACGCTTCAAAGAACCTTCGTTGAGCAAAACAGAGTCTTCCTGGTTGTATCCGGAGTAAACCATCAGGGCCACTATAGGGTTCTCGCCGTAAGGAAGGCAGCCGTTGTTGCCCAGCACCGATTTGTAAAGCCAGGTTTGAGACAGAGGGCGCTGGGCGTAGTTCAGCCATGTAGATATCGTATCAAAGCGCTTGTTAAAAGCAGTATTGAACCAAGAGCACCCAGCCTTTGCTTGCTGACAGCTGAAAGCGTTACGCGTTCCTGGATTGAAGTCTGAAAAGGGCAGAACTCCGGCCGAGGCTGAAAAGATGGCGAGTCCGTGGATCTCCGAAGGATTCTGTTCCGAGAAAGGCTCCATGGAAATTCTCAGGCTTTCAGACTCGTCAATGTCCACATAGTCCATGTGCTTGGAAACTAGGGCAGACCACTTGGAAACCTTTTTGACTTGCGAAGCAGAAGTGCCTTCCCGATAAATAGGTCGCATGGGCCGACCGGCGTCGGTAAAAATACTGTATTCGTTCTGAATCCGGTTCCACGACAAAGAAACGAACTTACTGAATTCGCCGTCTCTGCGTTTTCTGAGTAAGATTTTGTGTAAGTCTTCGGTATCCGATTCGCATACGCCTACCAAGTCAGAGTTCAGGAAAACCTTGGTCCACTCAGGATTCCAAGTAGACGGATGAACAATCGTGATTTGCGAGAACTTGGGAAAGGCCAAAATCAAGTCGTAAATTTTTTGGGAAGGTGATGCGCTGGAAATGGTGGACAATAAGGTCATAGATTTGATTAGGCCGATATTTCCGCCATCGGGGTTGTCGGAGGGACAGAGCATTCCCCACGAACTGCCGTGAATGCGACGGGATTCAATGATCTTTGTGCCCTTGTCCATATCCACATTGACTCTGCGAAGTTGGGCCACTGTGCCCAGGTAGCCGAGGCGCGAAAGCTCTTGCGACACGCCGTCCTTTCCGCCCCACTTTCCCTTGAAAGACTTTTCCAGAGAGTTCATGAAGTTGAACTGGCGCCAGTAATACCCAATGTTTTCGTCTTGGACTAGTTCAGCTAGCTTCTTGCCCGCGTAAGCTTGTTGCTCAAAGTGAACACGAGTATCTAGTTCGGTGAGCATACGCTTCGCCGTATCGGTAAAAACATCGCGGAACTCCCTGAAAATAAGCTCGCCAGAGGCATAAAGTCTCTTGAACTTTAAGGAATCGCGATCGGTCTTGGGTTTGCCGTTGGCCACGTCCATGGCCATGCGAGTCATGTGGCCCAGCAAATAAGCCTTGCGACGGTAAAACGAGGCGGCCGATTCGCTGGTGCGGGGCTCGCAGTGGGGAAACATTTGTTCAAAGAGGTTAACGTAGACTCCGCCTGCACTGCGAGTTCGGGCCTGGCGTCTCAGGAAAAGCAGATTGGGATCCTGGTCCTTATCTTCCTCATTCTTCATCTGCTCTGCGACATAGCGGTCGTGGGATAGCAAGAGTTCAATAAAAATTTCGTCATATTGCTCCTTGTCTTGCTGGGGGATTCCGGCCAAAATCGTGTCGTAAATGTCTTGGTCGGTTGTGAGGCCCAGAGCGTAAAACGCGCTTAGTAAAGGAACGGGCTGAGTAAAACCGGGCAGGGTGATGGTGGCCAGACGTTTATTGGAAAAAGAGCCGTAGTCTGGTTCTGCCTCAACGACTTTCGGGTCGTCGGGTTTAGAGTTCTTGGGCGGAATCAGCAGGAAGTGCGAGTAAGGACCCTTGGTACCATCTTCGGAAATGGAGCGAATGCTGGCCAGGTATTCAAACGGCTCTGCTTTCGTGGCGTCTTCGAGCTTGGATACCGCTTCCTTTTCCACTAAGGTTCTGGAACTGGCTTCGCTGGAAGAAACCACGCGACGCTTAGAAGCATAAAACATATTGTCGGCCAATCTTTCTTGGGTTAATAAAGTTTTTTCGGCGCCACCAATGATAAAGTATCCACCGAGCTCGAACTTACATTCGCCGGCCGCGTAAAGCTCGTCGGAGGTCATGGACGACAAGTAGCACAAAGAGCTTTTGAGCATCAGGGGAACACTGCCCACCACAATGTTTTCAAACTTCTTGGTTTCAGTTTCCTTGCCTATTTGGTATTCCACTAAGATGGTCGCCACGATTTTCAGGGCATAAGTGGTGTTGTTCAAGCGACACATGTGGGGAAGCACGGCGTTCCCTAATTCGTCTACAGGGGGCAGGTATCTCAGTTCGTTACTGTTCTTGCCGCCAACGAAAATCTGGATGGATCGGTCGTCGCCGAGCACTAAGTTCAGGGGATTCGTGCCTTCCAGAAACTTGGGGATCTTGGAGTTCAGTAGATCGGCATAGGAATCTAGGTGATGCCGAACTAATGGATTGGTCGTGTCGGCAAAGTAGGTGTCCAGCACGTGACGGGCAATTTCCATTTCCTTATAACAAAGAAAGAATGAACTATATGCTTACTGCCGTGCTGGTAGTTGGATTTACCATGTTATTTTTGTGGGCATACAAGACCTTCGTGAATCCCGAGGTGGTCTATTCTATGCCCGTGTCCAAGTGTCCGGATCGCTGGAACTACAATGCCGCTACGGGAATGTGCGAGCCAGCCTACAAGAGCGAATGCTTCCCGTTTAATCCGGATTCTCCCACGCTTGATAGTGCTGTCGCTAAGTGTAATGTGGCCCAATCATGTGGCTCGTTCTGGCCCGGTGCTTGCCCTTAAGTAATTTGGGAAACCGTTTGACTTGCCAAATTACTCGCGACGGGGATCGAACCCGCGACTCTCCGTTAATAAGACGGATGCTCTACCACTGAACTACGCGAGTATACTTCTATGACCAATAAAACATCTAAATAGTTAGCAAAGGATGCCCAAGAGTTTTGCGCTAGACTCTTCGTCACTCACGGCAATCAAGAAACGCAACGTGGTTTTAAACACGATTCAGACTGGTTCCGGAAAGAACGGAAAGACTCAAATTTCTAAAGCTCAGCTGGGATACGAAAATGTGTCCGCAATCTACTTTCAAACCGGACTGAACCGAATCGCTTAAACATTAACTTTCTAAACCGACAATGGACTCTGAAACGTTGCGCCCCACCACCTTAGAAGAAGTTGTGGGCCACGACGAAATCAAAGTATCCCTGAAAAAATACCTGGGCTCAGACACCTTTTCAAAAGCTATCATGTTGAGTGGTCCTCCAGGAATCGGCAAAACTACGCTCGCTCTCTGCGCCGCCCGCTCGTGTGGCTTTGACCCTCTTGAAATCAACGCCTCTCGCTCCATCCGCTCCTTCGAAGACGTGGAAAAGATAAAGAACGCGTGTAGGTCCGCCGTCAACATCCATTCTCTGCTTCTCGGCCAGCCTAAGCGCAAGACGTGCGTGATCTTTGACGAAGTGGATGGAAGCGATCCGCACGCCCAAAGCAAGATAATGGCCTGGATCAAAGATTCGGAGCGCAGGGTGCCTATTCTGTGTACCGGTAATGAACTACCCACCATTTTCAAGAGAAACTCGGAGTCAATCGAGTGTTTGCGGTGCTTTCCGCCAAGAGCTGCCGACTTACAGACCTTATTTCAAAACAAGGACGTCTCGCAGCTTTTGAAAGAGTGTCAGCACGACGTTCGCAGAATGATGCACAGAATACAGTATGGCGAATCAGATGCGATACCTAAATACGTCGCCCCACCTACTGGCTTGCCGGTGGAGAAGATGTTTGTGATGCGGCAAAAAATGTTTGGTTTGACGGACCCGCTTCGCGGATATCGTGGCGGCACACCGGGCACCGAACACTCATAGCCAGCCACTCCTCAATGCACCGGCGGTGGTGAATGTGTCCACACTGCCGCATGCGCGCGCTCGTGGCGTTATTCGCTTCCTGGCAGATAGAGCACTGGTGCGTGGCGTTTGGACAGTCTTCCAGCGAACTGGTAATTTGCTCCCGAGTGGCCGACACGATCACCGGATCCATAAAAGTCGTTTCGTTCGCGTTGGGCATGTTAAAGGAAATCAGGGTCGCCGCCGCGTTGCGGATCGCGATATTGTTGTTGTAAACGCGGCTGGCGGTCTCCAGAAGATAGTGCTCGTTCCGCATGAACTGCGAGACAATGTCCGCGCGCCGAGGAAAGCTCATAGACCGGATTACATTTGAATTCAAAAAATCACTGCGGCTGTGAATCATTGCCTCAATGATGTTCATCATCGTATCGTTCATTTACACTTTTAAGTTTGCTTCTTGAAAACGCTTAAGAGCGGGTAATGAAGCGATCCATTGCCCCCCGCTTATGTTTATTGAGATAGGATGCGCCCATAAACAGCATAGAGTCCAAGTCCTTTTCCTTCTGCTCAAGTGTTTTCAGCGTCTGCTGTTCCTCGTCCAAGTCCGGATACTCTCGGTATACTCTGGGCTTGTATCCGTCCAGCTTCTCAATCGCCAAAGCAAACAGCTGCGCCAGCGGGTTCTGGATCTGGTTGGTGATATAGAACTCTGTGTCTACTTTTAGGTTCTTTGCCTTGACGTGGTCAATGTGCTCAATGCGCTCACCCTGCTTTCCGGTGCGCCCAGCCACGAAGACAAACGAAAGCCGATCGCCGACCTGCGGCTTGTTTCCAGGGTCCCGTTCCTCCATGCGATCAGCCAAGACACGGTGGGCGATTTGCTCGGGATTCTTGTAGTCGTCTCGCAGCTGCTTCGTAATCACGAACTTCTCCAGCGGGAACTTGTTCTGTATTACGTCCACCAGCATTTTTTTGACATGATCGAAAGCGACCTTGATGTCCCGCTTCTCCATCAGCAGGTCCAGCGCGGTGCCGAAGATGTCTTTCACAATCGGCGCGTTGTCCCGCCGCTTTAAGGCAACCCCCATCGTCTTGCGCTTACACTTTTTGTCATCGTCTTCGTACATCATGCCCACATAACGCTTGCGGCAGAACAAGATGAAGGGGTAGAACGTCTTTTCATACTCGATTTTGTAGGGGCGCCGGCAGAGCGAAGTGATTCGGTCGGCGGCATGTTTTGCCAGCTTAATAGATTCAGGTAAGGATTTGGTCATAAACCTTATGAATATTGAATCCGTGTCGCCATACACAATCTCGCCCTGATATTCGTTCTCAATAATGCTCTTGGCAAACTGGAGGCGGTCACGTCCTGCCGCAGTTGTGCAAGCAGCAACCTCAATCTTGCGAATAGCCGAGGTTCGCGAGCCCGATTGGCCGTAGACTGAGTTGGCTACAACTTTGTAGGCAAGCTGAAGGCCGTTCAACACCGACTTCTGGGACTCGTCCTCCGTGGTCTCCATCAGCTTGCGAGTCTCCTTGCGCTTTTTCAAAAGGATGTCCAAAGTTAGGGGAAGCATACCGATCGTGCGAGGATCGGACGTCGGCTGAACGAAGCCGCAAGTCGTGCGTCCTTCTGGATCGTGTGAGTCATAGGAAATCTCGTCAATGGTATATCCCTTGGCTCTCAAGTCATCGCCATCGGGACCTTCCTGCGAAATCTTGCGCCCTCGCTCATCATATTTTTTTACGTAAACCAGCGTGTCTGGTGACAGGTTAAAAGCAATCATGTTGGACGGATACAGGGAGTTGAAATCCAGAACTGGGATGGGCTGGTCCAGGTACATCCCGATCTTCGGGGGCAGCACGATAGCGCCTTCGTAAGACGAGTCGCCCTCAAACCCGCCCTGCGTCATAATAATCTGGTTGCGCTTGGAGGCGTTATAGACCACTGCCGAGTAAATCTTGATGCCCTGGCCCCGCAGAAAGATGTACTGGATTGGAACCCGGCACACGTCCGCCATTCCGCGGGCGTTCACAATCGTGTCCAGCTTGGCCATCAGAGTCAGGACCAGGTCGCAGTCCTGGATACAATACTTGGCGATCTTGGCTCGGTCTTCGGGAGTGCCGTTGTGCGAATCAAACATTTCCACGACCGAAGTATCGTCCTTGCCGAAAGACCACTCCAGCTTAGTCTTCTCATCTGCCGAAAGCTCGTCCAGCAAAGGCTCTTGCGAAACTATGGTAAAAGTCTTTCCCTCGATTTCGGTAACCTCAAACTTTGCTCCTTCGCGATAAGGGTTCACAGTATTGGTAACAATGTCAAAGCGGACCAGGTTTCCCACAAAGAGGCCGCGCGTGGACTTGGTGGTGATCTTGAGTTTGTTGCCGGACTTCTCAAATTTTACAACCTTGTCGCGTAGGAAGGTGGTGGCTACGTTATCAAGTTTGTATGAGTCCAAGTTCTGCTCGCGACGCACGCTCAGCAACAGGTCAATACATAAGCGCCCGGGAATTTGGAGATAGCGAACCTCGAACTTCCCGCTCGCGAGCTCAAATGTCTTCTTTTCAGTTACAGCGTATTTGTCCAGGTCCAATACGTTCCACTGGCTTATGGAAGCCCTGCCAAGCTTGAAGTAGACCTTGTGCTTCTTGGCCCGCTCCGCCACATAACCGTCGTCGAAGCCAAAGGTGTTGTAGCCCGAAATAATGTCGGGATTCTCGCTGTGAATACACTTTTGAAACTGGTCCAGAAGCTGGCGCTCGCTGATACAGCTCACAAACTGGACAGACGGATCCTGCGATGGCGCGCACTCACGATTCACAAAGACGAAGCGCTTACAAGTTTTCAGCAGGTCGTTCGTGTATCGGAAGCTGACGCCAATTTGAATAATTTCGTCTAGAGGATTGGTGGCCACGGGGAAGTTTCCTGTGTCCGAATAAGTTTCAATATCGTAGGCGCACGCATAAAGAGGAATGTTTACATGGGGAGCCGGCTTCAGGTCCTTGTAGTCCAGCACGTAATAAACATCGACGTTAGACTCCTCTTCGGGCTCGTAATCCTCTGCCTCAAACTCTACGGGCGAAGCAGGGGCGATGTCCAGCTCGTGGAACATGCGAATGTAAGGGGGCAGGTTACTCTCGTAAATATCCTCCGGGTAAACCTGGCGCCCATTGACTCGGAACTCGGTTTGCTTCAGTGTTTTGACGGCCACCTTGAGCATCCACAAAGCAGGAAAGCTGAGCTTCCAAACTTTTACGGGCGCCAAGTCTGTAAAGCCCCGCATCGCGTCCAGCTTCAGCTCCTTGGAAAGCTTCATGTCGCTCATCCGCTTCTGCGAATACCTTTCCAAAGCGGTCTGGAGCTGTTCAGTGGATTCTGAACTGCTTTTCAGGTAAAAGTATGGGCGGAAGCCGGTGAGCCTCACCTTGGCCACCTCGTTATCCTGCGTCCGCCCAAATAAGTCTACGACATACTTGAAGTTGGAATCACTTTCAAGCCAGTCGCATGGTTGTAGAAACACCATTGTATCTGCTATGTTTTAGGAGTCTTCCGAAATTTCCGTTTTAGTTGTAGGTGAATCACTTCAACTCGTAAGATGTGGGAGACGATCCGTGGTTCTGCTTAGCTTGGCGCGTCAGAAATGTGCTGTTGATGTGATCCGGCATAAAGAAGCTCTTTACGACCAGTTCTACGTCGCGAGGGTCATAAGGCTTACAACTGAACACGTCCAGATACATATCGTCGGTTTCCTCGCAGAAATGGGCCGTGATGTTAGACGTTTCAATCAGCTGAACAAGCGTGAATCCGGCCTTGTCACCACTTCCAAAATACTCAATCGTAGGAGGCCCATACGGAACCATGTTAATCTTGTTGACTAGCGACGCTGAAAAGAAGGCAATGACGTTCTTGTTTCGGATGGAATACGGAACGCAGCGCGCGCAATCAAGCATTAGGTGGTAACCCCAGGGCATTATAATATTACATGCACATTTACTTTCTAAATCATTGTTAAAGAGATGTCCTCCAACTTTGGACTTCCGCTATTTTACGGAAACTCGCGCCAAGGAGATTCGGCACGAGATGAACCCAGACACAGTTCTGATAACGCCAACTTTAAATCCGCTACGCCTTCTGGGTGCGGAAACGCCTGGGCCGTCCAGGGAGCTGCCTTTGCTCCGGGCCTTATTCCCCGCGGAAACTTCGGTAACTCTCCCGAAGGTGGATGTGGAATCGATACCCAAACCGACCTCTTATGGGGCTCCCCCGGAACCGCGAAAGTCAAGGGTCCTAAGCAAGTCTTTCCCCGCCCTTTCGCGACAACCCCGTTTTTAGGGCTGGGAAACATTGAGGGAATTGAGGACCAGAGCCGTGCGATGTTTGGTCACTCCACCGCCAATCGCAAGAGTATTCAAACAGTCACTGACAAGCAGTTCCCCGTGTTTGAGCCTCTCATTCAGGAAAAGAAGGACGATATGGTCAATGATGGCTACTTTGTGGAGCCGTGGATTCGGGGAGGGCTGGCTGCGCGCCTTCTTCGCAGCGAGCGAGTGGACTTAACGAAGTAGGACCTCGCCGATCATCCATCTGCTTCATGAGCTCTCTAACTTTCTTTACCTCTTTTTGCTCGGCAGTCAGGACTTGCTCGGACTTTGGCGGAATATACTTTTGCGATTTTAGTTCGGTCTTCTTTAAAAGTCTGTCCGAGGCCTCAACCACATCTTTTGTTTCCGCAAAGACTGTCTCAGCTTCTTCGCGAGAGCACCCCGTAATTTCACAAATCATATCCAGGGGGTCGCTCATTTTTTATTGTTTCAAGTGTAAACACGGTGAAGATGCGTTTCATTGATTCCCTATGCCCTCCCGCCCTTCTCTACCTCATTTACACGACCATCCACATCGGTCTTGATCTTTCGCTGGGGCTCTTTGCGACGGCTTTAATTAAGAGTGTGATGGCGATTGCCGGCGTCGTCATCCTGGACGCGCTGTGCTCTGTGGAGCTTGGAGTGGTTTCGTGGGTCATCGTGGCCACCCCCTTCATCATGGTGGCCCTTGCGTCCTCCATTTCGCTGGGCCTCGGACTTGACCGCCTGGCGGCCACCGCCGTTCGCGAAAACTTTTACCTGACGGCCGATAATTCCATGAACAAGAACGACAAGATTGGACCGCTGGTTGGCGATAACGCACTCCCACTTTCATCCAATTCTGCGTATTAAATAAAATGCTTTTTTGGGTTTTTAAGCGGTGCCTTTGGTGCTCTCGCATGGCTTACAAAATGTTTTCCGTGGAACGCAAGCTTGTTCCCGCGAACAGGCTCCCGTGGCTCTGGATTGGGGCGGAGCTTGTAGATGGCCAAATTATAGACATGACGAACGCGGTCAATAGCCAGGTTCGCCTGGGCGATTTTGTAGACACCCAATACCTAGAGTCGGTATCGGGCTATTCAGATGCGAACTGGCTGATTTTGGATCCGGTCACGATTAAACAGGAGAATTTTCCTGCCCAAGGATTTGTAATAGCGTGAATGATTCCTACATCGCGACAGTTGAAGCAGAGAATGAATTCATTAGTAGGTAGCTACTTCGTAATGAATTCACATTCGTTCTTTGAAGTCGCCGAAGAATTCGTAGAGCTCCAAAAGAAGTTTGTAAAAGATACTTTGTATGAACGCGTATTTCTGTGGATCGAAATGCTCGTGTCCCCCATCAGCGCCATTGCGATGTGCTTCTGGAACAACGAAGCACCTTCCGTGTTTACCAGCATCTCATTCTATAAATGTATTATGCTATGGTTTGACTGGATAAAGTTCACGATTCTGACCCACGAAATCAGAGACTGGACGCGGATCGTGCGAGCCGCAGGCGGTCCCTTTATTTCCACCAACGATTCAGACTACCACGTCTACGTTTACGCCGACGCCATGGAACGCCTACGCACCTCCCTCGGCCTTTCCAAAGAAGGTTCCAAACGTCTGTAAGAGCTCGGCGCCCTGTTCAATCGCAGGCTTCATTTCGGCTAGCGACCCCATCAGCTCCTTTTGGAGCTCCATCAGCTCCTTGGTGTCCCGACGCATTCCGCCCAGTTGCTCGGGCGTCAGGTTCCGATAAGCGTGAAGAATGGTGGTGCCCACATCCACGTGCGGGTCGTGCGTCTTTTCGGGAGCGCCTTCGGGCTTAGACTCCTTTTCCTCGTTCTCGTAGTGCTCCCAAGTCCGCATGGTGATCATGCTAATGAGGTAGACGCCCAGCAACCCTACGATTACGGAAAGCGTGTCGGAAAGGCGGGCGCCCTTAGAAGCCACCAGGTAAATTACCACGACCCATACGATCATAGAGGCGAGCTTGCGCTGAATTAAGTAGTAGGACATGCCCGCAAAAAGGGCAAGTGCTAGAACGCTGTCAGTCATCATCTTATTGTAAGAAACCATGAAAATTAATACGTTAGGCCTTTATGAACTGGCTGAAATCTCCGGGCTTTGCGCTGCTGTTATTGAAATCTCCAAGGGCGGCAATCGGGGGCTTGTGAGTTCCGGCCACGTAGTCGGGGATTCCGCGAGCACCCGTTCCAGCATAGGAAGCGTAAACCGCGCCGAACTTTTGGCCTCCGCGGTGGCGGCGGCGAGTCTTGCGTCGGCGACGGGCACCGATCTGCGTGCTCGTATTTCTTCCGCGGTCGGAAATCGCGTAGTCACCCATCTCCGAGCCACGAGACCACTGCATCGCGCCCGGGGCAATCGCGCCAGTAGCTCCGTAAAATCCACCACGGTGGCGACGCTTGGTTCCTCTTCTCTTGCTTTTCTTAGTGGCCCGCCGAGGCATTCTTTAATCTACCTCAGGAATGTTTTCTGTGAGCGTCCAGGACCCGTCCTCGTTTTGCGCGCACCTGGCCCCAAACTCTTTGGGCTTTGAACGCAGGTAGTCCGACGTTTTCAGGTCGGGCACTTTCAAATATCCCTTGCCGTTTACCTCAAAGCAGTCCGAAATGTTCAGGCTCACGACTTTACACATTTCAAGAACTTCTTCGTAATACCCTTGCTTTCCAGCCGTTTCGTTCGTATGGTATTCGTAGCCTTTCACAGATTTGAACTCGTAGTCTGATTTGTGGATTAGTTTAGCGGTTACACCGGAAACCGAAAAGACAAACTTTTTTAGCAGGTCGGCGAGCCACTCGTATCTTTGCTGGAAAGTGGAGCAGGCAAAGACGCAGTTGGAATTGTACATCCAAATATCGGCTACCAAAAAATCTAGGGGACCAACTTTTTCCACTTTAAAGAAGGTGTCACCGCAAAGACGTTCGTCGACAATCAAGGGAATCTTGCGACACTCCTGTGCGCTTATCCAAAGGCACACGGGAATGGCGTTATCGTAAGTCAAAACAATCCATCCGGACACTCCGTTAGATTGGGGGACCTTGGTCATTTCAAGTCCCGTCGGGACGGGTTTCCGTAAGACCAGGCGGTAGTTGGGGGTCCATCCGTAGTGAGTCTGAAGTCTGGTTGCGAGGCTCATACTCCGGTAGCTTTACCTCTTGCTGTGCCTGCTGTGTTAAAGTCGGCGCGGGGGGCGGGGGCTGGACTACGGGCGGGATATAGATCTGGGCCTGCATTTGGGGCTGGGGAGGCGGCATCTGGGGCATCGCGTCGCGGTAAATGATCTTGGGCTCGGGAGGAAACATCATACGAGTCACTAGGAAAGTGGCGATTTGGAGCATGACCATTACGGCGATTGTGGCCAGAGCAACGTAAAAAACATCAAGAACGACCATCTCTTTGTTGAGAAGAAAGGTTTCTTAAGTCTCAACAAAGACGCGATGGATATGTCTATGGATGTTGAAGAAGAAGTGTCTTGGTGGGCTTGGATTCTTCAAATATTTCGTCGGAAGACTCACACACTTCTCTCCAGCACCTCGGCGACTGAGAATATAGATACCAATCAACTTTCTCCACGTTCAATGGAGGAGGAATAGTGCCCTCCCACGATTCAAAAAAGTATTTGCGTTCTGTATATTTCTGTCGGAGTTTCAGCTCTGGCACGTAGCACCATCCATCAGACCCCCAAATAAATGTTGTCTTGGTTTTTTGTAGCGACTTTGAAGGCTCACACGTAAAGGACCTTCTTGAGTAGTCCATTAGTAGTTTCTACTCCGAACTGCGTTAAACCCAGTTTCTTACGCAGATAATCACAGTTCTGGACAATTTCTACCAGCAGGGCTACGTCGTAGGCGGACGAGTGTAGTTTCGTGTCGTCGGCCTTCTTCTTCATCACAATCTCGTAAAGTTCCTTTAGCTTAGGAGGCTTGGTTCCTCCCCAGCTATTATGATACTTCAAATTACACATGGAGCGTGTCAGGCTCATGCTACAGAAACGAGGCTTCATAAATCCTTCAAACAGCGTCGCCATGTCCCAGCGAATCGCGTTGACCAGAACATTTTCGTCAAAGTCCATATTGTGGGCCACCATGATGTCGTAGTTTTCGCTAATGAACTCAATCATGGCGTTTTTAAGCGGAACGCCTTGCTCTACTGCCTGTAGGTGGCTAATACCATGTATTGCCGTGGAGTCCTCGGGAATAGTCCAGCTTTCGGGATAAATAATGTAGCTCCGCTCTTTCTCAACTGCGTTTGTCTCAGAATTAAGAATTGTCCATGAAATTGATACCAGATGCGGCCAGTTATCCGGGGCATCGTAAGCTGGACTGCGGTTCTTCGGAAGTCCGGTAGTTTCAGTGTCAAAGATTATAACCCGCATCTGCGTCTTGTAATCTTTATAACGTTCTCTTAATTAAATCCATTTTAATGCTGTATTTTTATGTTATACAAATGGAAACTGTCAGTGTTGTAATTTCTACGTTCAACCGGTTCAACTTCTTGCTAAAGGCAATAGAATCTGCCAAGTCTCAGACGTACAAGAATATTGAAATTATTGTGGTGAATGATGGTTCGACCCAGAAAGAATACTACGAGCACAAGTGGGAAGACGACGATAAAGTCAAGATTGTGCATCTGGAAAAAAACACAAAGGAACTCTTTGGGTTTCCCTGCCCCGGATATGTTAGAAATAAGGGAATCGAAAATTCAACTGGAAAGTACGTCGCATTCTGCGATGATGACGATATGTGGTTTCCTTCCAAGATACAACTACAGCTAGATGCGATGAAAGCAAGTGGCTGTAGAATGTCGTGTACGGAAGGATTATACGGGTATGGTCTTCGCGATCCTAGTAGAACGTATAAGAAATTCAATACCGAACACCATTATGCCGAAATAAGGTATATTTACAAACAGAAGGGAAGCGATCTTTTAGACAACGGGTTTCCTGATATATTCACTCTTGAGTTTGTGAAAGTTCACAATGTCGTAATAACTAGTTCGGTGTTAATGGAGAGGGAGCTGTTATCCAGCATCAACATGTTCAAGAACGTAAGGATCGGTCAGGAAGACTATGATTGCTGGTTACGAGCGCTAGAACACACAAACAGTGCCTACGTCAAAGAAGTCTGTTTCTATTACGGGGGCAATTAAAGAGCGCAGAGCACGTAGTAGGAAACCAGACCAAAGACGAGGGTGTGTACTACAAGACCCACCTGCGTAGGGCACGAACCGTCAACCGTCTTGATTTGAAGAACGGGCTCAACCAGACTGTTCACAAAGCGGAAGGTGAACGGGGAGCTCAGGACATAAAAGACCAGGGAATACGCAAGGGTGTACTTGAGCTTCTTGGAGAACATGTTTATCTATCATTGAGAAAAGGTGCGCTGGGTCATCACAATCGCCGAAATCCACTGTGGGATATTTTCTACGAGGTCGTGGATGGCTTCTACGTTATTGGGAACGGAGTAGTGGATATCTAAAGTATTACTCTCGCAAATCAATTGAATACCGTTTATCAAAAAACAGATTCGGGATTTCAGGACTCCGGGGTTCCATCTCAAGCAGTGAAACTTGAACAATGCGTCCACATAGGGTTCAATAGGGGTGGACTTAGAAGTTTGTATTACCACACTCCACAGCAACCAAACAACTTCTCGTCCAAACTTATCGTCTACAAACGGGTTCGGCCGAAAGGCACAGTTTAATACGGTTTTATTCTGCTTTTTGTATTGGCTCGCGTAACACAAAATCCACGACACCCAATACAGAGCTCGCGTAAGGTCTCGGCTCTCGGGTCTCAAGCAATAAACAAATTCGTTGAAGGGAATGTAAATTTCCATAGGGTCTTCGGGCTTCACGAACTGGCGAGCATAGTTGGCTGAAGGGGACTTCATGTTTTCATGTAAAGTCATTTGCTGGAAATCGTGCTCGGGCTTAATTCGGGGACGCGAAGGAAGCTTGTGCTTTCGGCATGTAGCCAAAGATGCGGCCACTTCGCATACCAGAATACGAACTTCCTTGTTGTTCCGCATGTCGGTAATGGACATCACAGAATAGTTGGCCTCGTAAGCGGAAAACTTTTCATACATTTTCAGGAGGTAGAGCAGAGAATTTGGAGCCGCGCGATTAATGTGGGAAACCGCCGAGTCAAAAAAGGTGCTCCACATTGAATGAACGATTCCGGAACAAAGAAGCTCCAGAGCCCAGTAGCAAGCATAGTCGGCATGACCCAACTTGATGTTTTCGTCCAAGACTTTATAAACGTGGGAACGCAGATGCCCAGAAAAGGTAAATTTCTGGAAATCTACAATGGTTCGCGAGTCGTGAATGTCCATTACTTGGTGAAGAAGACTAAGTATTGATACTCCTTTCCGCAACGCACCAAGTCCAGCGTTTCAACGTGTCGGAGCCCCGAAGATTTTACAATGTCAATCATTCTTTCCTTGGAGGGCATGTTCCAGTGGTGCTTGTTCTCGCGATACTTTATCCCCTTGTTGTTTTGGGCGTCGTAGTAAGTCATGGTTTCCTCGTAAACAGCGTTATCGGCATCCTTCTTCTTATTGAGACGACCAACGTACTTGAAAAGGTCAAAAAAGATTTCGGAAGAAGTTTGGCGGTCGAGCGAATACTTTTGCAGGGAAAAGGCCGCAAAGGGAGACGAAAGATCATGAAGAGGATCGTATCTGTCGGGATCCACTAAATGAACCACAAAGAATCCTTCCGGCTGGAGCCAGTGAAAGACGTTGTCCGAAACAATCTTGGGATTCGTGAACTGATAAATGGAGAATCCTAGCAAGATACAGGTGCTAAACGACTTGGGCGCAAACATTTGGAGCTGGGTTACGTCGCCCTTTTGGAAAGTCGCCGAGGGACATTCCTCTCTTGCTTTCTTGAGCATGCTGGCCGAAATGTCTACACCCACATAGTCTACGCCGAGTCCCGTAAAGAAGCAGGCATTGGGAGCGGTTCCGCAACATAGGTCTAAAACTTTTACGCTGGACTTCGGGCGCTCGGCCAGTGCCGTTTCCTGGATAGCTACTTGCTCATACTTCTTGACCTCACGCGAGTTCCAAAGAGCGTCGTATATGGAAGCATAAGTATCATCATAAATTTCCTCTGGGTCCTCAAAAGTTTCCGAATGTTCATTGTCAAAGTTTTCCGTGCTGGAATGCCACAACGTGATGCTGTACATCAAAAACACCAAAACGGCCAGGAAAATGTATGACACATTCATTTGTTTCAAGACCATAAAATTAGGTTAGTGGTTCCGACACGACTAGGGGCCTGAAAAACTTGGAATATACTAGGTATACGACCACAAGGCCAAGCACTACTAGAAGACCGTCTAAAAGCAGGGGAAAGAACCAAAAGTAAGCATCGGTAGGAGTCAGTTCATTGAGGCGCACAAGGGCGCTGGTATTGGACTTCTGTTTTCTAAGTTTCTGGTCCACAAAGTCCGAGTCGCTCATGTTCTGGTTCATCAGGGTCACAAACATGGACTGGGTTTTCTGTTGCTGTTTTAAAGCGTCAAATCTGGTTCGGTAGTCCATCAGCATCGGCTCCACTTCCTCTTTGGCGATGCGCTCCTTTTCTTTCTGGAGCCATTCTTGGCCGTAAAGTTTGGTGTTGTAAGCCAGGCGAGCCTGTTCGCGATCCGCGGGCGTTGTCGCAGAATCCATGCGAGCTTTCAGACCATCAAGTTCCTTTTTGTTCATACACTCAGAATCGCAGGTAGGAGGCGATTCCCCTGTTGCCTGGACTCGCCGTATCAGAGCCTCCATTATTAGTTAAGGCATAAACTAATCCCATCACAAGCACTACAAACGCCAGCACGTGAACCATGCTACCGATGAACCCCGCCACAATATACAGGAAAAACACAACTAATAATGTCAGAAACAGAATTTCAACTATGGGCTGCGTCTGAATAATTTTTTCAATGTCTTCCTGAGTCTTCTTAATATCATTTTGAAGGTCTCCTATACTAGCTTCCGAATCTTCGGACGTCCCCATCTTTGAGTAAAAGAAGTCCGTGAAATCTTTCAAGGTCTTGTTCAGGCCCGTGATCTTGTCCTGCTCAACATACTGGGCCTTGGCGTCCTCCACAATCTGATCGCGCTTTAAATCCAGAGGCGTGATCTTGTTCATTATGGATGTGTAGTCGGGCTTGTCCAGCTTATTAAATATGTTTCCCAGTTTTCCTTGACCTTCAGTAGTGAGCCACACATCTCCTTGAATAGCATCAGGAGTGACGTTCAAAGGAGTCTGGCCATAGGTAGTTACGGCCGAAACTTCGTTGTCTTCTTCGCGTATTAGCCCGTTATTTTCCACACCATATAGAGCCGAGTTATCAATTTGGCCAAGCAGGGAAGTGAGTTTGCGACCAGCTAGTTCTCCGACCGGAGACCAGCCGGTTTGTAACGTTTCGTCGCTTTTCAGGGGGTTTCCCATAGAGTCCACGCCATACAGAGCATTGTCGCTGGCCGAAGTGATTTTTCCGCGAGTGTCTGTGGAAGAAATCCAACCTCCGGTTGTACACGGCTTGGCGCACCTCTGCTTTTTATTGGATCCGTCTTGGGCCCAAATAAAGGTATGCGTGGAAAAGATTTTTGTGGCTTCTGAAAACACGGGGACTTCTCTCCATTCGTTATTTGAAACAACTGGGTTGATCATGAGCAGTTTTTGGCCACTCGGTTCCTGGACTAACGCGTAAACATTAGATAAGTCAGTTGCCAAATCAAACACGCGTCTTTGGCCAATGTCCACTTCCTTCCAGTTTCCAGTGCAAGGTATGGCGCAGTAAAAGAGCTTGCTCTCGCTATTGTAACCCCAAACGAACCCGCCAGCAGAAGATGAAACTTTTGTCAAGTTGCCCGGCACATTTATCCACTGCTGGACTTTTGCGAGCTGGGAAGTAACAATCTCGTTGATACTGCTGGTAGCCATTACTTTTTAGTTCTGTAAAAAGTAATGGACGACTTTGCCAAAGAATACGCTTCGTTGAAGCAGCAGTATTCAACAAGTTTGTCCACTGCGATCCGGGGAAAGGATCCTTCCGATGTCCAAAAGGTTCTTGATGTAAACTCCAAGCTCAGTTCCCTAGTCCGGGACTTTATGGGAACTCTGGTCAATAAAAAAGAGGATATTGACTATACTACCATCGAGCAACTAAAAACAGATTTAATTGCCCACCAAAAGGAGTTTGACAAGATCACTCAAGCAGAAGACAAGATCAAGACTCTGAAACTTATCAAGGCAGACAAAGACGATAAGCTGAAAGACGCCTATTCCATGTATTACTTTTATCTCTTTGCCTTAGTGTGTCTCTGTTTCCTGATTGTTTACTTAGTATTTAGCACCAATGCTTCTATGGCCGGAGGCGGGCTTTTCAAGGGAAGGGTGTTTTTAGCATAGAAGTTACACGCTTGAATACTAGAATAATAAAACGATGCGTTCTACAATTCTGGCTTTAGTTGTATTGTGTGCGAGTGCATACGATTCGTGGACCTGTCTTCCGCACACGCCGTTTTTTGGCCTGAGAATACTTAACGGAACGCAGGATACAGTTAAAATTTATTCGGTTGTATCTGATGGTATTATTTCAGGAGCAACGTCAGGAAAAATTTCGCCCAACTTTATGTGGGAGACATCGCCTTCCGGAATTGTGTCTGTGTGGAGCTCATAGAGCGAGCATGCCTAGAGTAGCTGCGCCCAAAATACCTAGGCCAATATACTGCCATCTCAGAGAAGGAGGGGGCAGAACTTCCTGGCGCTTTTCGGCCGCAATTTGAATGTCGTTTTGTTCGGCTAAGCTCTGTTTCAAGTCTCTCAGGTTATCCCGAATACCCGAACGGTAAAAATCAGAAAGTTCTACTTGCTTTTTTTGAACGTCGTCGTTCAACGTTTTCAAGATGTTTTCAATTCCTTCACGAGCTCCTTCGTAGCTAGTTCGGAAACGGTTTTCGCCGGTAACACGATGCTCCAAAAAGTTATCGTGGTAGCTCCGAACCAATGTATTAAATTGGCTATCCATTTGTTACATCCGCCACACAATATCGGAACCGTTTGTTCAGGCCGGAACTTTCGCAGAGCCCAACAACTTCAATCACATCATCCGGTCGGGCTCCAATCCACTTAGCCATCGGGTCCTGGCAGTCAATCTTGGGCAGGAAGGCCGGGCCGGAAATATTGAAATCCTTGAGCATCTTGGTCCGCTCGTCATCTGTAATAATGCGGTGACGCGGAACCTTGCGGTGTCGCGAAATATCAAACTGGAGGTGGCGCAGCTCAAAGATTTGGACTAGGGGGTTCTCACGATCGGCCACGTGGTTTCTCAGAACTTTCAGGACCATTTCCGAAGGGCGCGAAGGACTCACTACCAAGATTCCACCCGTGTGATTGTTTTCAGAAGCAAACCCAATAAAGTTATTCAGCTCGCGCTCGGTAACGCGCGACTTGGTGCTGAAGATGATCAAGACTTGAGCAAAGGTATACATCTTGGTCTCATCTAGAGCACCGGCTACGGCCTCAAAGCTCTCGGCCGTGATACCGCGAGCCGTAAGAATCTCATTGATGGTGGAAAGGGCAATGTCTTCCATTAGTTTACTTATGGAACGGCTATGAAAATATCATTCCATTTTGTAAATGAAGCACATGGCTCTAGTCGCAATCGCAGCCGGCCTAGCTTTACTTGGATTCCTCATGTTTTACAATCGCGAGGGATTTGTCTCAGAGTTTACGGACCGGACCAACGAAAAGGCCACCGTAGACAACGAAGTTTCCTCGTATCGCCAAAAAACTAATCACACGGAGCCTACCCATAGTCCCTACGAGAATCCTCCGGGCATTGAGACTCCCTTCCGCGTTAACCAATTTAATTCTTTCATGCCTGCCTAAGGTAAATGAACGCAGTCGTTATTACCGGCCAGTTCAGGTGCTTTGATCGGGTTTTTAAGAGCTTAGTGTCCAATATTATTATTCCTAACAACGCTGTAGTATTTATCTGCTGTGAAGTTGATGATCCAACTAGAATTACTCGTTTACTAGAAACCTATCCCGAAGTGAAAGTTGGCGGAGCCTTACTAGGCCCTTCATTTCGCGACCAGCAGTTTAATTCAATTCTACACATGATAAAGACTTCTGGAAGAAAGGGTGTGTCAAACGAAGTATTTGAGCGTTCTAGAAGACACGACGGAATCAACTGGTCGTTTTCCTATCTAGAAGGTAGTGGGACCATTATCCAGTACTACCAGTTTTGGAAAGTATGGAGCATGGTATTAGATTACGAACGCGCAAACAAAGTAAAGTTTACTAATATCATGCGGACGAGAACCGACACGCAAATAACAAGGCCGGTCAACCTAGCTAATGTTTTTGAGGATGGTGGGTATGTAAAGAAGCTATATACGAACGACAAACTGGTTGTTTCAAGCTCCTATTTTGAGAATCTGTCTACCGACGTAGATGACGATACTCTAGTAACGCTCGGTCACGAACAAGTATGGATTGGTAAGCATGCTACCTTTGACAAGCTTTCTAATATTATTTTTGAATACGGTATTTACGATAGCGGCCTCCACTCTGCGTTTAATTCCGAAACCCAGTTTCACCAGTTCTGTAAAAATCGCAACATTAAGCACCTTGGAATACTAGAGAAAGATTGGCCGCTATATACGTTCTCCCAGCAAGAAGTGGACAAGTATTTATTTAGTATTGAGCGATTCTAAAACTTTATCATACCAGTATTCGCAGCTTAGCTTGTTATACGTTTCTTCGTCGTTGAACATAGGCTCAAACTTGGAATAGGTTTCGTCAAGATCCATATTCAAAACTTCAGAAAAGTCGTCTACAAGAACGCAAGGTAGTTCAGAGTAAACTGATTCAGTGTTGATTGTTCTTATAACTATGGGAACTGTTTTTAGAATTATTGCTTCAAATGCCTTTGGGCACGGATCAACGCCGTTGCCAACTGGGCATAGCACAAATTTGTATTTTCTCAAACGCTGATAAAACTCCTCCGTGCTTAAGTTGGCTTCCACCCAGTCAAAGATTTCCGGATACTGCTTAATAAAATCATGTGTTTTCTTTCTGGTAATGAATTGATCACCGCATACATTGTATTCGCGATCTCTCCAGCAACAAAGTATTTTGCTCGTTGAATGTTTTTCAACGGGTTCTTCCTTGAGGACGTGAATCCTTGCTATTTCTGCGTCGGTGTTTCTACACACACCTCCAGGATAAGCTTTCACTTTGGGATGTCTTTCTAGACAATTGACCATATACCACGCAACTAAAAACTTGTTGTTAATTATTGCGTCGTAACATTCTCTAAAGTTAATCATAGGAGAATAATCCGAACAGCCACTTGCAAATACAAAATCACTTGATAATGTTGGAAGTATCGTTTGTACAAACAATGGCAAGTAGTCTGTTTTTACGTAAATCGTTTTTGGCGGGTCGTTTTTCAGCTGTATAATACTACGTCTAAGAACTAAGTCAAACATTGAACTGAATGAATCGGGTGTATTCTCTTCAATTTTGTCGCCGGAATTATCCATAAGGATTTTCATTTAACAATAATTAATAATATACATGAAAGTCTTTTCCTTTTGTATCTACGGAACAGAACGAAATTATTACGAGGGACTTCTTGAAAATATTCAGATTATTCGGGAGTATTTTCCAGATTTTCAAATTTACGTTTACAAGGGCATTTGTCACCCAGAATGGAAGTTTGAAGGAGTAAACATAATTGAAACTGAGAGAGACGGAGCTATAAATATGTTATACCGTTACCTACCTCTTACATTCGCAGATATTGGATTTGTCCGCGATGCTGATTCTCGAATCATAGAAAGAGATCGCTGGTGTGTTTTTGAGTTTTTGAAATCAGATAAGCTGTATCATATTGTACGCGACCATTCCTACCATATAGAACCGATTATGGGTGGAATATTTGGATGGAAGAAGCCTCTGGAAATTAAAATTGATCTTTCTCCTACTATTGGATACTCTGAAGATATGACCTACTTAAAAATACATGTATATCCTCTTATAAAACAAGACTCGTTAGTCCACACCAATAACTACGCGCTTGAGGGAGAGCATGCTAGGCCAATTAAGGTTCCTAATAAAAACGAGTTTGATTTTATTGGCAACGTAATGTGGAACGGAGTTCCAAAGTTTGAATACCAGTTGGGAGACGTGATGAGTCTACTTAAGTTTTTGATGAGCCAGAAACAATTCACTATCGTTCAACACCATACCAACAATCTTAAGAACTCACATATGTACTACAATTTTAGAAATTACATATACGACTGCGGATACATGGCAAACTTTTCCCTGAACAACGTTGAGGAATGTCAGTCGTGGCTTTCCAAGTATGAATTTGGAGAAATTTCATATATTTATAATGTCTCAAATTCACTTTTTAAAATCATGAACAAGAAGATTGTGGCTTCGTTTGACCCGGAACGCGAGCCAGCTTCAGACGAAGTTGTGATTATTTATGGAAACTATCCTGACTGGCACCATGCTCTGCCTGCGTCTTCTAAAGTTTTGAGACACGCATCTCGCTTTTTTGATGTTCAGCATGATACTGTAGAATACGATTCTTCGTGGGAGTTTATTCAAACAATTTACATTTTGAATCTTGAAGATCGTCCTGATAGGTTTGGTGAAACATTAGTTTCGTTGTGTGCGGTAAAAGCCCCCCTCCATCGCATTCACCACTACAAGGCAAAGAAAGACGGTCTGCCGCCGTATGTTGGTGCCACCAAGAACCATGTTGATGTAATACAGCATTTCGTGGAATCCGGGAATGAAAACTGCCTAATCTTAGAAGATGATATTGTTTTCATTGATGACCACAAAAAGTTCTGGAAGAGTCTTGTAGACCTGTCAAGCAGAAAGTATGACTATACTCTATGCTTTCTGGCTATTAGTAAGATGGGGGAGAGAAATCCTCTAGATGATCTGTTATCGGTTTCCAGGCAAGCGTGCACGACTTCGTCCGCCTACATTTTACAGAAGTCTACTGCTGGAGCTCTTTTGGAAACTACCAAGGATGGGCTTGAAAAAATGATTGGTAGTGGCGACCAACATAACTTTTGTATTGACAGATATTGGGTCAGGCTTCCTAAGATCTACTTTTTCAAAACCAAGCTGGCGTATCAGCGACCTTCTTATTCCAATCTTACAAAGCTAATCAACTTTAATTTAGATTGAACCTGAAATTTGTAATCTTATCGATATCAATAATGGCCTTCTTAGGATGAGAATCCATACTACTGAAATAGCACTCCATTAAAGAACCCCCCATGTTCCGGAATGATACGCAGTATTCGACGCCATTCTTTTCAAAAACAAATGGCATCGTGATGCGCATAGGTTTGAAATCTAGAGAAAGCTCAACAAAGCAGTGGAAGTAGTTGCGGCACTTTGCGTATTCGGCAAAGTGAACCAGTACCAGTAAATTGTCATTGTACCGAATAGGAGGAGCAGAACCCCTGAAAAGACTGAACATGCTCGGAACCGGAATCCGTTTCACAATTTCAATTGAATCGCCCTTCTTCTCACAAATCTCAAAAGGAAACCACCTGTAAATAAAAGTGTTGGTGTTTTCAATCGGAAGCCAATTCTTTTCGCAATGGTCGTTTAGCGGTGATTTTAGAACACAAACGTCGGAGTAAGCTCCAGTAGTTTCATTATACTGTCCGTCTACAACGCGAATGTTATTTTTTTCGTACTCCCGAACGGAGGTTGCCGTGAAACGAAGCTTGCCTCCAAAATTGTAAAGGCGAACATCTTCCAGTCCTTTTACATTAGTTGGAAAGCGAGGAAGATTTACCGACGCGTCGTCCATCTTTTGAAGCACTTCGCCCGTTTCAATATTCATGAAAGCGTTATGCGTTTGAACATCGCATCCGTCTTTCGTCTTATATTGACCGTCATCCATCCAGTAGTTTACAAAGCGAACATTGGCGAGAGGATAATTTGCAAGGGATATGGCCGAAGCATTGTAATCTTCTCCAAAAACTTTGGGAATGTTGACTGTCTGAATATTAATAGCAACCGACTTAGCATAGTGCTTCATATTGTTTACGATGAGCTGATTACAGTCTGTCGTTTTCATTAGAGTTATCACCGATGAGTTCATTCCGCGCTCTGGGTGGATGTAGTATTCAACGATAGAAGCTTCCATGTCAAAAAGATAATTATAAACATTAGGCTCAATAAAAAGAACATCATCCTTGGGGAATTCAATCTTGCGACCAAGCTGGATGTAGTGATAAGACTTATAGTGTTCTCCAACCATACGATAAAACTCGGCAAGCTTATAGATCGATTCGCCTCGAATTTTCCGATAATTGTAAGCCATCTGCATATAGCGCTCAAAGTTAAAAGTATCCTTCATTCTCAGGCAACACTCTCCCATCATGTACAGCGAGTAGTACACTTCTTCTTCCCACCCCCCAGCATCAACGCGCTTCTGATACATATTAACTGCTTCATTAAACATGTCAAGGCACTTGTAGGTTTGGGCCAGGTAAAACATGTATCGAACGTTTTCAGGTTCGTCAATTAGTCCCTGTTCCAGGAGTCGTTTGTCTCGCTGGAACTTATCGCTCTTACACCCCCCGTCATTCTTGTCGTCAATAAAACATACAGATTTAGGGAGCTTGCCGGTAACTCCATCCCAGTACTCGTGGGTAACGCTTACACACTTCCAAGGATAGTTCATGCGGACTAGGCGACAGTTGTAGTACTCCATGGTCCCATTCTTTTGAACAATCGAGTATCCGGCATCCTTAAGATTCTGCTGCTTGAGAATCCCGGGAACAAAAACCATGTCGGCATCTAGGAGAATGCCATAAGTTTCAGAGAGATCCCAGTTGTTGTCTTTCAGATAGTTATGGGCGTTTTCAAAACTCTTGGTGCGACTGTATCCAAAGTCGCGAAAGGGATCTTCTGTAAGGCATCCCTTATGAGTCTTTAAAAAATCACGAGCAATTTCTCTAGAAGAGTCAGTAGAACCGGTGTCCAGAATACAGTAGGCGTCCACCACCGACTCAACGGCCTCAAGACAGCGCTTTAGAATTTTTTCTTCGTTCTTCATCATCAAAATCATTACGAACTTCATTTTCCTATTCACAGCGAAATCGTTAAAGTCTTTTTATCGCTGGGGTGTGAAGGTAGCGTTCCATTTAAGCGATTAAGCTGAACTTCCTTCCAAACTTCCTCCATATGAGCTAGATTAGTAGAAAGCCACTTGGGGTCCTTGTCTACCATAACACTCCGCCAGTTTTTCAGATACCAGTAAGTAATCTGCCAATTGTTGGCATCTTCGCCCAGAACTTCTCGGCGCCAGGTAGCCACGTCCCGAACATCATTTTCTTCGCGGTAAACTACCTTTTCCCCATCTGCGTGAACCGCAAAGAATGACTTGTGCTCGGCCTTTGAATCCATCCACTCCGAATACATTATTTCTTTGAATCCCATCTCCACATAATCACACTCATCTAGTTGCGTACACTCCATTTGTAGCTGCATTTGGTGGTAGTAAGCAGGTGGAACGGGTGTTTCGTTTGAAAATTCCCGCGAAATAGGGCACTTGAACTCCACCAACTTTCCGTAACGAAAGTCATCGGGGTCCGCAGTGACAACAATCCCGTCAGGCGAAGCTCCCAGAAATGGAACTGTGGGGTGCGGAATACAAGTAGTATCCAAAATTTGAACACCGCCGTGAAAACTACAGTAAATCTGTTTGGCGATCGGCTCTAGTCTGGTTCCCCAAAGCAGGGCACGCGGTCCTGGCCCTTCAGTCTTTTTGCGTGGAGTCAGCTTGGAAATTATAAGTTCGTGTCTGAGGGCTGGTGAAGCATCAGGTAGAGCCTTGTAAATTTCTGACGCAGTGAGCATCTCGCCTCGTTTCAGGTGCCACGCATCTGTTCGCTGGTCGCTTGCGCCATACGTTTCAACTAGCTTTACTACCTTTTGCTGAAGACTCATTTCTTTAGCATTACTAGGTTTGAAGTCAATAAACCCGTTTTTGTCTTTCTTGTATACAATGGCTGGTTACGCAGATATTAAGACGACATTTACTAGTGATTTGCCAGACGTAGCTTTGGCTAACTACAAAAAACTGTGGAAGCATGATATGGCCGTTTGTCTGGTATACTTTAACTCTGCGAAGTCCAAGCGCTTGCTTATGAACTATTTTTACATGCTTGAAAAACTAAAGCTGGCTAATATCCCAACTTATACATTGGAACTTTACTATGACCAACCCGAAATCAAGAACGCGTTTCACGTGAAAGGCGAAAGCTTTCTGTTCCACAAAGAACGTTTGTGCCGACTAATTGAAAAGAAGGTGAGTTGGATTTACCAGAAGATAGTGTTTATGGATGCCGATATTGTTTTCAACGACCCGAACTGGTACTCGGAAGTATCCCAGCTTCTCAATAAGCATGATGTAGTTCAGCCTTTCAAGACTGCGATGTGGAGCGACATCACGTATACAGAAGCTTTACAAACCCGGAGCACCGTGCTACTTGCCGAGAAAGGGGGGAAGTATGACCCTACTTTACATCCCGGGTTCGCGTGGGCTTTCAAAAGAAGTTGGTTTCGCAAGGTGGGATTCTTTGACTACGGAATCACTGGGAGTGGCGACACGCTTTCTTCTGCCGCATGGCTTGACCTAAAGTTTCCCGCCGGCTACTTACAGCCGGCTTTAAAACCCGCCTTCGACGAGTTTTGCAAACTTCCCAAACCTCGCATCACCCACGCTTCCGGAACTATAACTCATCTGTGGCACGGATCTAAGCAGAATAGAAAGTATGTAGAGCGTCACGCTATTTTGAAGGGAATCGCCGACATTCGCAAAATTGTGAGAGTGTCAAAGGCTGGCGTGTTTGAGCTCTTGGATCCAGAGGTAAACAACAAACTAAAACTGTATTTTGTTGAACGCGAAGATGATGGGTTTTAATGGCACTCAAATACTTTACGTAACGAATGCAGCAAATCCAGTCCCAGGAACAGTGGGTTCTTTATCGCCTTGAAAAGTTCTACTCAGTTCCCGAGAATCTTTCTAGAGTCCGCGATATTCTGAATGGCACTTCTAAGATTTCTCTGCGCCTCATTGACTGGTTTGCGACCAACTACTCCAAGAAGTACAACGTAGCTTATATGTCCAAGTCCCAGAAACACATTGTGGTCTACCTTTCTTATAAGTCCCACCTAAAAGCCTATAGCAAAAAGATGTTCGACCCCTTTTGTCGCTGGAAGCGTATCAAGTTCATGGACATGGATACCACTGTTGGGCAGCTCAACTTTTTTGAGTGGGCTATTTCCGACGAAGTGCTTGACTACCTAGAAAGCAACCGAGACACGATCCATGCCGACATGGAGGGTCGCCTTTCAGAAATTAAGGAAACTGCCAAGACCGATACGAAAAAGAAGCGCCACGAGCTTTCTAATTCTGCCACCAAGTCGCTTACCCGCCACGATGTAAAAATCTCCGTTAAGTTTGATTAAATATACTTTTTGCGTTGAGTAAAGATGTTCTCAAAACTGAGACCGACTTTGCTTTACAAGAACGTTTCCCCCGAAATTTCACCTCACGACAATGACGTAGAAGGAGATTTGTGGTCTTATGATGATCGCGACGTTTACCGAGGAACGTTTGACCCTTCGTATTCCGATTCTGGACTCAATGTTTATTCTTTGTATGACGACAACCTCAGGCGCGTAGGTGTGGCCGAGCACGAAGCAGATGAACCAGAAGTTTTCAAAGTTTTGTGGTTCCTAGGCAACCCTTTTGCGACACTTTTCCAAGACGAAAGGTGGGTGGCCAAAAATTCCACGCTTTGGTCTTTGCTATCAAATGAAGCGTATCAGGATTTTTTGAACACCGACTTCAAGAACGTGGATGACGATTTCTTGAAGCAGAATATTCTGCTGGTAAGACCCGAAACATTCTACCAACAAATTTTTATTTACGAATGTGAAAGTTGCGGGAAAAGGTCTTTTTCGTCGCCCAGCGGATGCGTTGCGGCAAAAAAGCTTGTGGATCCCAACCACTATTCTATTTTGTTTTTAGATGACTCTTTTTTGCTTTTTGATAAGCCTGATGATTTTACGTGGCCGGCGCAGTCCGGCGCTTGCGAGCCGGTGCGTTCTGAGCAGGCGCCGTTGTGCTCTGGTCAACCGGAGTCGACGGGCGCTGAACAGCCTCCTCTACCCGGGTCTCCTCCTGCTGAGTCTCCTCCTCCTCCTCAGGAGCAGCCTCCGAGCGGAAGAAGTCCGTCACCCGAGCGCGAGCCTGCGGAAACACCTGAGCCGCCTGCATGCGCCACGTGACGCCGAATCCACCACCGGCAATCACGTAGATGCTACCACTGATGACTAGGCCCACCTCAACCCCCTTCGGGAAGACCGTCGTCAGTGTCTCCGGCGTCGTATACACCGGGTTCTTCAGGTTGTCCTCTACCGCGCAGGACAGCTTGTTGTCGTACACCGGCAGCTTCACGCGGAAGCTCGGCGGATACTTGCCGTTGGGCACGTACTCGCCATCAACCTTGTCAGAGCTGACGCTGATAATGGGCTTGAAGCTGTCACGCACCGCCTCCTCCGAGCGGCGCTTGCCGAACCACTTCACACTGTTCTCCACCGCAGCCGAAATGATAGACTCCTCTACGTCCTTCAGGAAGTTGTAGAAGGTACCAATCTCACCTGCGCTCTCAGGAGCGCGCTCCTTTGCCATAGAATCGCAACCCTTGAGCGTGCCGATAAGCGTATAGCTCATAGTGCCGTTGTCGCCCTCGCGAACCAGGACACCGCCCGGAAAGCTCATGCGAGGCAGACCAATCATCAGATTCTGACCCTCATACTTGATGTTGATAGGAGCATTACGACCACTCTTTGCCTGACCGACCACGTAAGAGACATTCTTCGAATCAATGTTGCGGATTGCTACGGGGCGGTACATCTTGCTTGTTTGTATGGTTACACTACCCGTGTTAGCCGTAAATCCGTTTTCAATGAACGTTTCTGTATTTATAATAATGTCGACGTGTAGCTCATGTAAAAGCAAGACTAGCAAGGAACAATGTTCTGCGAAAAGTGTGGGGGATACTTTGTTTTGCCGAAGACACGTCAAAGTTAGGGAACCGAGATTATGGGCTACTGTCAACAACATAGGTCCCAAGACTATTTTAATTCAAAAGGCGTGGAGGGGGTATTCTGTAAGAAAATGGATTAAGCTAGCAGGTCCGGGAGCACTGAATCGCGACGTGTGCCATAACGACGAAGAGTTGCTAAGTTTGGACGACAAGAAGTCTGTTAGTCCTCTGTCTTATTTTGCGTTTGAAGAAGCGGGCAAAGTTTACTGGTTCGACGTGCGAACGATCATTCGCCACTGCCTGAAAGATTTAACAAATCCGTATACTCGCCAACCATTGACTATAGAAACCCGCAAGCGCCTGCGAAAATTAGGTGTGATGCGATGGAGAAAAAAACTACCTTACCACGAGAACTCTGAAAAGCAGACTGTCAGCGAGACTATAACAGAACAATGGACTATGATGTGTCAGATAATCGAAGAGAATGGGTTCTTTGATGTCAGGCCTTCAGTATTTGCTTCGCTGAACCGTTCACAGCTTTATGTGTTTTTGCTTATGATTACAAACGACCTAAAAGCCTGGGGCGCAGAACATAAAAGTAAATACTCAGTTCGCCACAAGTATTCCGTATGGACTTTGAAAATAGTGAAGCTGTTTTCTCCCGCCGTCCACCCTCTCAAAATCCAATTCATGGTTGGAAAGGTTCTTTTGAATATTTTGAACGACTGCCCCGATCCCTACAACGTTTGTTTTATAATCATGGCCAGCCTGTTCAGATTGTGATTTAAACAGGTAAGGAGGATAGAGAGTATACCAACGCGTTAAAATGTCCACTTCTGTTTCTGCCTCCAAGTCAAAGATGCCCGCCAAGAAGTCCTCCACCGAGACCCCCGTAGTGACTGCCGCCCCCACCACCGCCGCCTCCAAGACGACCAAGCCCTCCAAGACCGCCGTGCCCGCGAAGGCCGAGGTGACCGTGCCCGTGGTGGCGCCCTCCTCTGTGGAGGTGGCGGCGCCTGCCGAGACCCGCCATGCCTGGGAGATCCTGGGCGACCTCCAGGAGCAGATCAAGGCGCTGGGCTCCGAGCTGACGACTCGTGTGCGCGCCCTGGTGGCCCAGGCGCTTGAGACGGCGAAGGCCCTCAAGCGTGATGCGCGCGACAGCAAGAAGCGCCAGCGCAAGAACCCCGAGGACATGACGTCCGAGGAGCGCACGGCCTGGGAGGCGCGCCGCGCGAACAACGCCTTCCTCAAGCAGCGCCCGATCTCCGACGAGCTCTCGTCTTTCATGGGCCTGCCCGCGAAGTCCCTCCGCAGCCAGACGGATGTGACGAAGTTCGTGGCGACCTACGTGAAGACGCACAACTGCTTTGACCCCTCGTTCAAGCGCCGCATCGTGCCGGACACCAAGCTCGGCAAGCTCCTGCGCGTGAAGGACGGTCAGGAGGTGACCTACCTGAACCTCCAGAGCTTCCTGAAGGTCCACTTCCTCAAGCCCGCGACGGCCTAAATGCGAAACGCACATAAAACAAAAAAGAACAGCCAAACGGCCAGTCTTTTTTGCTTGAAGAAAACGGAATTGTGTTCTGTCGTAAATCCAAAAGCATACTATAAAAGATGCCCCCGCAAAAGAACTCGGGCAACAAGAAGTCCTCGCGGGTTTCGGGCGTGTCCAAGAAGAACGGGCGCTTTATCCAGGATTTTATGGACGAGTTGAATGCGGAAGGCAGTGTGGAAAGCATCCACGTGGCCCGCGTGACCCGCAGCATGGGAAATGGGCGAGTTGAAGTCTACTTCATCTCCAAGAACCCGGAAACTTCCGAGGTTCGTGGAAACCTGGAGCAGGCCATTATTCGCGGAAGCTTCCGCGGTCGCTCAAAGCGCGACGTCTGGATTGACATCGGCACGGTTGTGGCGGTGGCGGACAGCGGACTCAAGGGCTCCGCGACGCTGGAGATCATGGCTGTATTCAGCCAGGACCAAATCCGCGAGCTGCGCAAGGATCCCGGAGTGGATCCGCGCACCTTTGTGGCCGAGCGCGTGGAAACAGGTCGCATTGAGGCCACGCTCCCGCCCGAGGACGGCTTCGAGTTTGACGGCGGCCCTCCCGAGGAGGAGATTAACGTGGACTCTATTTGAGGTCCATATCGGTCAGAATCAGTTCATGGGGAAGTTCCAAATACAAGATAGTACTGAAAAAAGGGGTAGCTCGCCCGTCCAAAACAATAGAGCGAATTTTTGCGTTATCCAGCAAGTTGATTAAGAGTCTGCGAAACAGCGGTTCTTTTTGAATGGAGTCTCTGATTTGGATTCCGCACTTACCGGTTTGTTTGTTGAATCCACATAAATTGCCCGAGCACGAGTTTTCAGAGCAAGAAGTGCGGATCTTAGAGACAAACTTCTCGGGTTCTCCGATTTCCACGAACTGAACAGTTTCAGAAAACCACGATTTCAGTAAAGGCTCAACTTCACTGCGTTTAGGACTGACTTCTCGCAAAGCAGTTCGCAAATCTGCGTAGTCTGTAGAAATGTCGTGGGATAGCTGGAACAGTAAGAATTCGAAGACTTCGGACGAATAAGAAATTTCAGTTTGAATTTTTTTGAGTTCGCTGGACGGAGAACCAAAGGCGAGTTCTTTTTCGCCTAGATCTGAACTAGTTAGAGTTTGTATAACTTCAGTGGGTTCCCGAACATTCATAATTCTTACGGGTTTTATTGGGATGCGCAGACCGCTCTCCACTAAGATTTCCACTTTTTGCTTGGAGTTGTTATACAGGTCTTCCTTGAAGGCATAACCTATGGAAAACTTTTCGGCGACTTTGAGCATTTTAATGGCTTCTTCGCGACTGGGAAGTTCCTTTGCTGATTCAAACCCTTCAATCTTAGTTTGGGCTACATCGGGCAGAGGAGTGCTCCGAAACGGCAGAACGATTTTGGAGGGAACGTAAAAAGCCTGTCCGCGCCCAAAGGGGTCAAGAACAATGCTGTAATTATCAATTTCCAAGTCTTTCATTACTTTCAAGGCGTCGTCGTAAGAAGGCACTTCGGTCCGGCACGCGGCGTTTCTCTGCTTCTCAACTTCTACAACCATTTCCTTTCGGAAAGGAGGCTGGAAGATATTGGAAGTAAAGTTGAATCCGCGGACCAGTCTTGTAACGTGACTCAGAATATCTATTTCGTCTTCGTTCTGTAAGACAACAATACCCCTGCTTCGGGGCCGAACGATGGGGGCGTAAAACATACAGCCGATGGAATTGGAGTTGGTGAATACGCGAAACACGTCGCACTGCAGAGCTAGCGCCGAATATTCCAGGTCTTCCATCACAGTCAAAGTTTTGGCGGCAAAGGCTTCGTCTATTCCTGCTACCAGCTTGGCCAGTTCTTCAGAGTAGTCTTTTAAGGAATGTTTTATGGAGTCCAGATTCTTGGTTCCCGGAGACATCCAGTTACGCAAAAAGGAACATTTCAGAACGGTCTCTGGAGATTCGTGAGGGGCAGGTATCTTGGTTTTCAAGCCCAAGAATCCGGCAAGAGTTTCTGAAGGTCTGCCCATACCTACGCGAAAGAATCCGGACATACCGCCCTGTAAACGGCGAGTGGAGCCTTCCAGACCTTCATAGGATTCGCTGATGTGTAAAGAGTTGCGAAGCGGTTCGGGAATGAATGAGACGCGCTGGAATCCGAGACCTGTCTTGGTTTCGCCCAGAATGTAGTACTTGTCCTCCATGTCGTTCTTGACTTCCAAGTTCTTCTTGGCCCGGGATTTCTTGAAGCAGCAGGGCATTGGCCGACCGTTCTTGGGAGACTTGTAGTCCACGAACCCTGGAAACAGAAACCCGGTCTCCCGCTTGACCAGAGGAAACTCGCGCGGATCGTCTGAAGACCGAGTTTGGAGCTTGCCGTGGCACACGGGGCACTTTAGGGAGCCGGACTCGGTTTCTAGCTGAGATTCTTGGAGAGGAATTTGGTCGCGCATACACCAGTATTCGGGACAAATGATAGTTCCGTCGGGGTTTTCTACGGCGACAAGCTGGTCTTCTTTTGCGTAGGTTTGCGGATTATAAGGCGTTCCATCAATACGCTTTTGGTCAGAGGAAGAAAGAACGATGGGCTGGTGCTTTTGCTCACACTTTTTGGGATACTGGGAGCCTATCGGGTCAAACGTTTCCGGGTCAAACTGCTGTAAGCGGTTCTTGAAGTAGTTGTAGATCGTTCCCTGCTTTTGGTCAGTTTGGATCTTTTTCACAGACTCTTCTGGCTCTAGTTTTTCTTCCGGGACAAGCACCTCTTCGTCGTCTTCCTGCTCCAAGTAACCAAACAAGTCAGAATACTCTTCTGCTAAGGCAGAGTCCACTTCTAGAGTCGTTGTGGGAACTATGGATGTGTCGGCCACCACCTTTTCCATACGCTTCGGACAGATATCGTCAATTTCTGCTGACTCTGAGTGGCTCAAGATATGGCGAAGTAAATTAGAATATTCCAAAGGCTTATTCAGTTTGTTGACGGAAGATACTATGACAAAATCGGGACCCACTTTTAAGACGGGGTAACCTCTGAAAGATTTCTGGCCTAGGCGGGGATCTTCGTCAATGCGAGCTTCAACGGCTAAAATAAGGTCACGGGCATTTTGAAGAGGAATGGAAAGTTCTTCCGATACGGTTTGGGGGTTTACGGCTCCCTCCTTCATCATGGAAAGCAGCTTGACTTCCACGGCACTCAAGCCATCGTTTTCGTGGTCGGTTCTCAGCAAACTGAACTGGGACTTGGTCTTGTCGGAAATATCAAAGATGGAAGAAATACAGTTGAATCTCAGCAAGTCAAACTCGTCAATCTTGGTCTTGTATTTGGCCAGAAACGACAGGTCTTGTAAGTCCCACCTCTCGAAGTCAATGTCTTCTTTTTGAATGAACGGAGTTATTGCGTCAAAAGTTTGTAGCCATTCGCGCATGGACTTCTTAAGCTCGTCTAAGGTTTCCGTGCTCTTTTCGGGCCGGTAAGTTGACACAACCATGTCTACTGAAGTTATGGCAATGCGGTCAAACGAGTGCTTGGAAGAACCTCTGTAAAGCACGATAGTGGGGCGCCCACGAGAAGGCTTTGTCAAATTCCACCAGGTCGTCCATAACCCGGTGTCTAAAAAAGGAACTTTCTTATTGGGGTCCTGAACAAAGAACTTGTGGCGACTCACTTGGTCTTTTGACGTAAATAAGCCAACATAGGGAACTTCTTTGGATACCGTTAAGCCGTAAAAGATTTGCTCAAAGCGAGTGCTCACTGCCGCCCCAAAGTCCGTGTCCACCCACGGAACGTAGAATCTAGTTCTTAAGATTGTGGTATACTCAGGCTCTTCTGCTTTCAGCTTCAATAAATCTTCTAGAAGCTTGGCGTTCTTGTTTAACAAGGTAATGGATTCTACCGAGAGGCGGGCCGGAGTGCCCTGCTTGAGCAAGGGGAAGTAAGGCAGGGCAACAGTTTCAAACTTGTCGTCATAAGGCAAAATCATGAAACGAGCAATAGAATCCGGATTATACAGCGATGAAAGCAGGGTGGTCAGTTGGGGTATGGGGAGCCTGGTGGCTGGGATCTTGGAGACTTGGGAGGAGTGCGAAGTTAGAGGAAGAATAAACGAATTTTGTTCGGGAACTCCTAGAATGCGATACTCTACGAAGTCCGCACCTCCTTCAAACACAAGCTTGCTCATCCATTCCACTTTATCTATTTGAGAAAAGGCTACTGAAGTGTTGGGAGAGCGGTAGACAAGCTGGTACTCTTGAAAGGCTTCTTTGGAAATAGGGTCGCCGTTATAGGACATGCGCTCAAACAAAGACTCCCATCTTCTAGAATCCTTTGCATAATAGTCGGAAGGCAGGTTCAGGCCTACCAAAATTAGAAGACGATCAGGATGGATGTCCGAAACCTTGGATATTTGTTGGCGAACAACTTCTATGGTATCGTCCTCAAAAAAAGAGACGGAATGTCTAGTTTTTGAAGAGAAGTTCAGGACTTCGCTCCGCAACATCTTATTCTTATGGACAGATGAAACTATATAGGGCTGTCCGTGATTTCCATACCACAATAAGCTACCGGAGCCCTCGCATAGTTCACGGGAGTGTAAATTCCTAAACCTGAAGCATCCAGCAAGATACGCCGAAAGTTTGCCCAAAACTCAGGAGTGTGTCCAATAGTCGTAGTCATCAGGTGCGCCATTTCGTGTAAGATGACGTAGGTCACCGTGTTTTCGTCCACGAGTTTGTAGGGGGGAGTCTTGTCGCGCATACAAACCACAATCTTGTCGCCCTTGTTTTCGGAATAGGAGGTGGAACTAGCATCTAAGTCGTTCTCGGAAAAGTTATCTGGGTTGAAACGCTCAATCATAACTTTGACGCGGGGATCGCCCATTGCGGAAGGGTCGTTCTGATAGTTTTCAATAAGCTTTTTAATTTTTGAGTGAATGTTGGCCATCATATCGGCACCACCCTGCTTGTCCGGCAGATTTTGGACCTTGTATTCTTTTCCGTCCACGTTACTTTTGACCGAAACCAAATTCCGAGGACCACGTGTGCCCCAAAACGCTAAGGCCACACCTGCTCCGACTAAGGCGACAGGTAGCATATTATATTATACTTTACACTCTTTAACTCACGCAGCCGTCCAGACCGCGCTTGAAGGGGTTGGACTCAATGGTCGTGTTGAGGAAGGGACCCACCTGGACCTGCGGGTTAGGCTCCTCGGAGCGCACGTCCCACGAGGAGTTGCGGTTGGTCTGGGACACGCCCGCAACGGCCGTGTTGGTGTGGTAACCGGCCTCCAGGAAGTTCTGGCCCTTCAGGTCACCCATGGAAGACGGGTTCACGGCGGCCCACGATGCGCCGATCTCGCCCTTGGGAAGCAGCTCGGAGGCGTTCAGCACGGTTTGGGAGTAGGTGGACTGGGACGAGGGGTGGCGGGCCTGGATGGACTCAGAAGGCTGGGCGTTTCCGCCCTTGCTGAACTCCATGGGGCCGTAGGGACCGCCGTCAGACAGAGGACCGGTCTTGCCAAGACTGTCCTTCAGCTGCTCCATTCCCTCGCCCACAAACGCCTTCGCAGAAGAGTAGTTGCTCAGTAAATAAGCCACGAGGACGACGCCTCCAAGAACAAGGGCTAGGCGAGTCGTCTGCGAGGATTTCATCTTGCCGTTTATATCCAAACGAAGACAAAAAAGGAATGAAAAAGGACCCTCTGGTGGATCCGCTCAACTTTTTCTCCTCGCCCGAGTTCCAAAGTTATTTTGAGCACGCGATCCTGAAGCCGATTCTCTCCAAGGTGTTTCAATACCTGTACCCCTACTTAATTGCCTTCACCTTTCTGTGGGTAATCATGTTTCTGTCCACCATCATTATCTTGGTCATTTTGATTCGGGCCAGGATATAGCAAGCCCACAAGGTCGGCGCGATTCATCTTCCAGATGCCGCCCGCGAACCCCTTTGCCTTTGCCTCGCTCCGCAGTTCCTGAATCGTCTTCTTCTCAATGATGTAGGATTGGGGTAGCTGGTTCATAGTTAGCAACTGAATCAGTTCCAGGCGCGACTTGATGTAGTACTGCTTGATGCGAGGACGATGGTTCTTTGCCACTATCTTTAGCTCCTGGAACGACATGGAGTGAACGTCCATTTTAATGCCCCAAACTGTATTCGTGGTTCGGAATCCGTTTTTAGCCTCGCTTTTATAGATAATGGATAGTGCCATATTTGTGTTGGCGACCTTGGTGGCGGTAGGTGCCTCGCTATACCTATTTGCCCTGAGCCAAGTCGACGAACTCAAAAAGAACTGGGTGGAGTATCGCTGTAATCCGGTCTACATGCCGATGGCGGGATTTGTGGGCGAAAGCGTTACCGCCAACTTCACCAAGTGTACCCTGAAAGGATTCCAAGACTATGCGGGGTTCGTGATGGACCCCTTGATGGCCCAGTTTTCGCTAGTAAACGACACCTTGAGTGAAGTAATTTCTAACATGGACTCCATGCGCGGAATGATGGGCGAGATGCGCGGGGGCTTTCTGGGCATCGTGGGCTCGGTGTTCGGCAAGATTCAGAACCTGATGAGCCACATTCAGTACCTGATGATCCGCATGCGAACGCTGATGAGTCGCATTGTTGGCGTGATGATTAGCTTTATCTACATGTTCTTCACCGGAATGGAATCTGGCCAGTCGGTGGTCAATGGACCAATCATGTCCACGATGAGGTTTCTGTGCTTTGACCCCGATACCCTGATTTGCACAGATAAAAAGAACGAGCACATCTTCCTGGATGAAGTCAAGATAGGCGACAAGTTGAAGGGAGACGCTATTGTAACTTCTATTTACAACATCAATGGAATTGGAGTAGACATGTATTCGCTCTACGGGACGCTGGTTTCGGCCTACCATAAAGTAAAGTACCAGGGCCGATTCATTCTGGTGAAAGAGCACCCGCTGGCCAAGAAAGCAAAGGAGGTTCCTCTGCTGGTGTGCTTGAACACTTCTACCCACCGAATCTTTACACCGACCAGCGAGTTCCTGGACTTCGTGGAAACTTCCAGCCCCTTGGTGACAGCCATCAAAAGCAAGTATGTGGAACTGATGTTCAACGGAACGACCGACCCCCAAAACAAGCCCACTTCCCACGTAACTGGAATGATGGCCGAAACGCGCGTTCCATTACATTACGGCGACCTGCCGATTTGGATGGTCGGTGTTGGAGATGTTTTGGACAACGGCGAGGAAGTCTTGGGCACCGTGGTTCACTACGTCGACGAAACCATTTACTGCTCGATTTCCAAGAACCTTGAGTGCGCTCCTTCTACTTGGATTTTACAAGACGGGAAGATCAGCATGGCCCACACGTTTGAAAGAACCGCGGCGATCGCTTCTAACGAGAGATACGCGGTTTACCAGCTTATTACCGAATCCAATACTTTTCCGGTTCTAGATTCATTCAATAACCGCTTGATGATTGTGGACGAGCTCCAGACGACGGACAAATCGTTCGCCAAACTCAAGGATACGATAATCACGTCTGGAACATTTCGTGGTAAAGAAGTAGTAGTATAATGTTGCTGTTCGTAGGCGTGCCCCTGGTGGCCTTGCTTGTGATGCTGGGCATATACGGAAGCATTTCGCTAGACGACCTGCGAGCCAACTGGGTGGAATACAGATGTAGCCCGATGTACATGCCCTTTGCGAACGTGGTCCGAGAAGATGTTACGGTGGCCGAGAACTTTCAATACTGTATGGGCTCCATGGCCAACCAGGTTTTCAAGCCGGTGCTGGACGCCATGAACGCCATGTTCGCCGAAATCGGGGAAGCCCTGAAAGAAGCCACCGGCCCCATCTCGCTTTTCCGCGAGATGATGACTCGCATACGCAAGTTCATGCTGACGTTTGCGTCAACCACGTTTTCCAAGATCACGAATTCCACCAGCGCGTTCACGTTTACGCTTGTAAAAATTCGCGACTTGCTGGGCCGATTCGCGGGCCAGGGTTACGTTGGCGTCTACTTCGTGGACTTGTTTTTCAACTTCATAAAGTCGTTCGTGATGTTGTGTATCACGATCATCAAGATTTTTGTGTATTCCTTGCTGGTGATTTCCATCATCTTGGCTTTCTTCAAGCCGTGGTTGCTGGTGATGGCCATTACTCTGGCTTCCTTGATATCCGCTTCCGGTTTCTAAAAACTCTTTACAATGATAATAAAGATGAAGATTGACCCTTCGAGCTTAGTGATGGCCTTCTTCGTGGCCGCCGTTTTAACTGGACTCTTTGTGCGCTTTGGAGCTCGCGAGTCCTTTGCGCAAAAGGAGGTGGGCATGCCCCTGAACTCGCCCGGCATTGGTCCCTTTGATGGCGTGAGCCAGGGCGGTGGCGTGTCGGGCTGGGCCGCCACGGAGGCTGCGCCCGTTCTGTCCTCCAATCTGGGCAATGCTCCCCTGCCCTCGGCCGCCGACCAGAGCAACGACATGATGCTCATGGTGGGTAACCGCGTGGACCCCAGCTGCTGCCCGGCCGCCTACAACACTGACACGGGCTGCGTGTGCTTGACGGAATCCCAGAAGGACCTTTTCGCCCACCGCGGTGGAAATCGCGCTTAAACGAAAGCTTTAGTTAAACTACAAAATGGAGGCCTCCAAGGTTTTTAACGACTTTGCCTCCGACCTGAAATCGGCCTTTTCCATCTCCATCGCCGAAATTGACGTGGATGAGACCGCCAAGCACATTGAAAAAAACTTCTTTCCCCACGCCCTAAAGATTATCCAGAAGGACGACTCGTTCTTTGCCGAGGAGCGCATGCTTTTTGGCACAAATCTTTCTTCCCTGTGGTCTTCTGCCGAGACCAGCTCCAAAACCAAAGAGGCGATTTGGAAGCACGTTCAAGTTTGCTGTATTGGTTCTTTCATGCACGGGGACATCAAGGACAAGATGTCTACGGTTCTGGACATGTTCAAAGGTTTTTGGACGGGTAAGAATGACGAGATTTCCAAGATTCTGGAGGACGATAATACCCAGAGCCACTTCAAGGAAATTTTGGAGTTCGTGATGGAGACGCGCCTGGCCAAGATGTGTATGAAGATGGCCGAGGAGTTTGACGTCTCAGAGTTTGAAATTAACGTGGAGAACCCCGAAGATCTCATGAACATCATGAAAAACCCCGAGCACCCCATCATTAAGCGGCTCATCGCTAAAGTTCAGGGCATGATCAAGGACAAGATTAGGTCGGGCGCAATCACGAACGAGCAGATTGTGCGAGAGATTGAGGCCGTGAAGGCAAAGGTGATGAGCTTGTTTGGAAACGTGTTTAACGACGCTCTGGGGGGCAAGAAGGGCGACATTCCTGCGTCGGCCATGATGGGCAACTCGCCCGAGGCGCGTCGCCAAAGAATGGTGGCTCGCCTACAAAAGAAACTTCGCGAGAAAAACTCACGCTAAAAGTAATATGTCGGAGCAGTTTTGGTTCAAAGATCCGTCTGTGTTGTTCACCGCGGGAACTTGGAGCCGATTCGTGCCCACCAAGGACATGAGCACCGCCGAAGCCCTGAATTCTGTAGTTCGCTTCGCGACCTATTTTTCGGTCCTCATGTTCGCGGCTACTGGTGTTGGAGCTTACGTGCTGGCGATTCCGATAATGATGGTGGCCACCGTTCTGCTTTTCCGTGTGTTCCCGAACGGCAAGACCATCGAGTCTTTCGTGGCGAAGATGGCGGACCCCGAGAACTACACGATGCCTTCCGCCGCCAACCCTTTTATGAACGTTATGTTAACCGAGATTCAAGACAACCCCGATCGTGGCGACGCGGCGCCCACGTCTCGCTCGGACGTAAAGAAGGCGATCTATAAAGCGTTCCAGCAGACCAGCGACCTGTATATGGACACGACGGACGTCTTTGACCAGGCACAGGCTATGCGCACTTTCCACACGATTCAATCATCGAAAGTTCCCAACGACCAGGACGGTTTCCTGAAGTGGCTGGCCAAGGGATTTGACGATCCGGACTTTTCCTCTGCTCCCCCTGCTCGCCACGCGAAGATTGATAGCGAGGGCTACGTGGAAATGAACGGTTCCATTCGCAAACTAAAGTCTTCGGCTGCGAAGCCGGCGGGTACGACGCCGACCGGCCCGCTGCCCGACAAATTTTCCAAGTAGTTCCGCCTTCGGCATCTCCCCTGACGCGAATCCAATAAACTTATACTGCGGATAGCCTCCCTCCATAGGAAACACGGAGCTCTCCACTTTATAAAACTTCGTGCCCTGCTTCTCTTTTGCGATTTGGGCCCATATCGGCTTCATGCGCTCGCAGTGCCCGCACCCGTTCATGTAGAACATGATGGCGCTGGGCTCTTGCGCCAGTAAAAGCTTGTTCACATCTGCGGCGCTCTTGAGCTCCATTGTATTTGTGTTTTGAATTTTCTGTTTGCGTAGTGTAATCATGCAGCAGCACTGGAACAGCTACCTGAAAGCTCTGGAATCTAACAAGCCCCCGTCCACTTCCGAACCCTGTCCCTACCTAACTTCCGAATCCAAGATTGGCGTCTCGGGATTTTTGGATTTAAAGCCCGCGCGTCCCGATATCCAGGCAAGGTATGACGCGATGTCGGGAAGCTGGGAGGGGGTTCAAGCTTCGGACAAGGCGGTGACAAAAGGAATGTTTACAACCGATTTTATGCCTTTAAAGCAAAAGAAGTGATGTCCTCCGATATTGTGGTAACTATGCTCACGCTGCGCAACCAGGTCAAGCTCTACCACTGGCAAACTTTGAAGTTTCCCCGTCACAAGGCAACAGATGACTTGGTTACGCAACTAGATGCCAACATTGACAAGTTTGTGGAAGTTTACATAGGGAAGTACGGTCGCCCTTCTGTGAAAAGCGCAAACCTAAAGCTGAGGGGCTTCACCGATCGGGAAGCGCCCCAGCTCCTAAGAGAAATTGCGGACTGGCTTTCTACTTCTTTACCAAAAAAGCTAAAAAAGGATGATACCGAACTGCTGAATATCCGCGACGAGATTTTGGCAGACATTAACCAGGCTTTATACCTTTTCACGCTCCGCTAAAAGCGTTTATGCGACTCGGCAACCGTCGGGTTTTATAAGATGCTTAGTAGGTTGCAACTGAAATAGTTATCCATTGATTGGTAAGAGAGATACCGGCTACTGTACAAGTAAGTTGTACTTGGAGAAAATCTATTAAAGGTCTAAAAGTAGACGAACCTCTTATGATCACATATAGTGGTGTACTAGGTGAGGGGTTTCCGAGTGTAACCGATCCACGCATAAACTGTGTTCCTATAACTGTTGGAGATGTTGACTTGTAAAAGGTAGCATTCACACTTCCAGCACCTCCACTACTTATATTTGTTGATATCCAGAAAGATGCTTGGTATACACATGTTCTTTGAGGAAATGAAACTCCGGTAATACCTACTGGAAGATTATTATTATATAGAACGCCTGGAAGAGCATAATAAATTGCCGCGGCAGAGAACGCATTGGGTAATACAAGTGTGTAATGCAGTCTTGGACTCTCACTGTTCACTATAAACGAGTTCGGGCCTGCGACGTCGTTAAGTAAATCAGAGTTGCTCAACGAAATCGTTCCTACCCCCCCAGTTGTTCCGGTTGGCGGTACCGGGGACTGTAAAATGTCAAAAAGAGATCCAAATATCGTCGATGACTTTAAAGATACAAGTGGGCCGGTATTTGATGTTGAGACGCCAATAGGACCGGTAGGTCCAGTAGGTCCAGTCGCAACAATGTCAGAATCTCGGATACCCAAATAGGAAGTTCCGGAATGGAAAACTCCAAAAGGTCCGGTGGGACCCGTTGTGGTTGTCGATACGTTCACCGAAGTGCTGACCAGAGCATCAAAGGTGGAGTATGTGTTTGTACCAGTATCCGTACAAAGAACGCCATACATAATTGGACCGGTTGGACCCACATAGGTGCCTGTCAAGTTTATCACCGAGTTGCGAACACTTGAAGTGATGGTCGAACCTGGCGGAAACAGGACTCCGGTATATGGGCCGGGGCCGGTATTGCTGGACAAGTTCAAGGTCATGTTTTCTACGCGCGAATTGGTGCCCATCGTGACAAGCGTCGACGAGCCAGTCGGCCCGGTGTCTGTGATGCTAGTGGTTTGCGAAGACGTCCCAACGAGTGCCGTGTTGTTTGGAATTGCGATCGCTCCGTAATAGGTTCCGGGATAGACATAGACGGTAAACCCGGCATTGTCGCCAATATACGTCAAAGCCGAACGAATGGTTTTGAACGAAGTATTGACCGGACTCGCGATCGCGTCCCCATCGTTTCCGTATACTTGGTCGACCATTACGAACTTTGAGTGCGGTCCGAAAGGGCTTGCCCAGGCCACTCCTGCTCCGGTGGGTCCGGCAGACAATACCTGGTATGCCGAACCAGTTGAACCGGTATTATCTTTGATTTGTCCGGCCGTTGTGAAACTGATGCCGGTCGGGCCAACGGACATAGATCCAGCTGGACCTGCCATCTGAATACTGTCGCCGAGGGTGAGCAGAAATGGGGTCCCAGTCAACCCGCCAACTCCATCATTGAACTGGATCGAATTTTGGACTCCGCCGGGAAGTTTTACTGCTCCCGTAGGACCCGTAAAACCCGTAGGGCCCGTAGGGCCCGTAACTGTAGACTGGGCTCCCGTAGGGCCCGTAGCTCCGGTAGCTCCGGTAGGTCCGTTATAGGCGACCTGGGTGATGTTCAGGTTCGTGGACGGCGTCGCGGGAAAGCTTGGGCCGCCCGCAGTCGCCAGAAACCTGAATGACCCATCGGTAAAAATGGCGTCATAACCGAATTTGATAGTGTCTCCCGCGTTTACAGTTTGAATGAAAGCGTTGACGGCGACTTGTTCTTTTGTAGAAGCACCTCCTGCGGTATCGAACGTATATCGGTAGCTTGAGTTGGGGACCATCACGTCGTTTTTGGCGACAAAAAACTCAAGAGTGGCGGTGTGGTTGTTACCCATGGTGCATTCTAATTGGAGCAGCGCCTGGATCAAATACGTGCCCGCATGTGCGAAAGTTATGGTGTCTGTTCCCGAGGTAGTTATGCCGTTGCTAAAAAACGTGTTTGGGAACTGGACCGTCCCCCCTACGCCGTTGGTGAGGGAGTAGGTCGTGGAGCTGTAAAAGTTGCCATAGTATCCGGTCGCGCCGCCCGCCCCGTTGGCGCCCGGAGGTCCGGTAGGGCCCAAGTTGGCAACCAAAGTGGTGTGGACGTGCGAGATGGTGTTGTCGCGGAACTCAATGGTTAATTTTTTGCCTGGACCTTGGGCCGAGAAGTTGGCAAAAACCTTGATTTGGATGCGCGAGTTCAGGTCCACCAAATTGCGGGCGGGGACGTATAGCTGATAGGTGTAGATGTTTTGGGCGGCAAACACGGGCGTCGCGGTGGCCACAGTTCCGCTCGCCAAAGGCGCACCTATCTGCGTGATTCCGTCGGCCGCCACTTCAAACGCGCTGAAGTGGTAGGTGATTCCACTGGATACTCCAATGGCATACAAGTTCATGTCCCACTCGCCGCCGACAATTACTGTGGAAGTCAGGGCCCCAACCGGAGTCGTCAATGTGGCCATCAGGAAACCGTCCTCATTGTCGCCAGTATGCTCTAGCAGAACCTGTGTTCCCGAAATTGGAACGATGTTCAGCGTGCCGTTGGATACGGGGGCCACCCGAGGCGTCGTGGCGCCGATGTCCATGAAGAGCACCAGGCCGCTCGAGACGCCGTTAGCTCCCGGTGCGCCAGTGGGCCCCGTAAGACCAGTGGGGCCTGTCACCGTAGAACTAGCTCCCGTAGGGCCGGTTTCGCCCGTAGGACCGGTCGACTGGTTAATTAGATTATACTGGGGACCAGTTGCCTCGATACCACCCGTTCCATATTCCCGGATCGTCAAATTAAAATCGTCTTGGCCCGCAGTTCCAGTCGTAGATATTCTCCATACCGTAACGCCTGTATCGCCAACCGGTCCAATGTCTATGTATGGAGCTGCGAGCCCTTGATTCGTATACATAACTCCCGCATTGTCTGCCGAGATAGTAGCGGTGGCTCCAAGGTGAATGGTTCCCTCCGAAACGAACAGGTCCCGCCAGGACAGCCCTGTGGCGCCAAGGTCGTATAAGTTGTCGGTATCCGGAATCAGGGATCCGTTAAAACGCAGAGAGGTTCCCGTAGACGTGACGCTTGCACTGCCGATAGTAAAACCTCCCGTGCCGTCATAAACCATCCCCGTGTTGCCCTGTAAGGTTCCTTCGCCGTTCGTGTATTGAACGGCCCCAGTCGGGCCAGTAGCGGTTGCCGACGCCCCAGTAGGTCCCGTGGGCCCCGGTGGACCTACAAGATTCAAATCATAAAATTCACCAAACAATTCAGGAGAAATCCCGTTGGTAGAAAGAACAACAACAGTTACAGAACCACCACTGTAATCTGTGACACGTCCAGTAAATAAAATAGTAGATGATTCTCCGTAAATACTGATTATGGTTCCTAACTGGTAAGCAAGACCGGATGGAACGCTAGTTATAATTACAGTACCACCAACGCTAGGAATAGCAGAAAGTGGGTCGGCGTTGGTAGTTCTTGCCTGGTATACCGAGCCAGTAGGCCCGGTGGTGCCGGTTTCGCCCGTGGGTCCCGTAGGACCGGTTTCGCCCGTGGGTCCCGTAGGACCGGTTTCGCCCGTGGGTCCCGTAGAGCCGGTTTCGCCCGTGGGTCCCGTAGGACCGGTTTCGCCCGTGGGTCCCGTAGGACCGGTTTCGCCCGTGGGTCCCGTAGAGCCGGTTTCGCCCGTGGATCCAGTAGGACCGGTTTCGCCCGTGGGTCCCGTAGGACCGGTTTCGCCCGTGGGTCCCGTAGAGCCGGTTTCGCCCGTGGATCCAGTAGGACCAGTAGGGCCGGTAGGGCCGGTAGGGCCGGTAGGGCCGGTAGGGCCGGTAGGGCCGGTAGGGCCGGTAGGGCCGGTTTCGCCCGTGGATCCAGTAGGACCAGTAGGGCCGGTAGGGCCGGTAGGGCCGGTAGGGCCGGTAGGGCCGGTAGGGCCGGTAGGGCCGGTAGGGCCGGTAGGGCCGGTAGGGCCGGTAGGGCCGGTAGGGCCGGTAGGGCCGGTAGGGCCGGTAGCTCCCGTAGAACTATCTCCTGTAGGGCCAGTAGGGCCCGTAGAACTATCTCCTGTAGGGCCAGTAGGACCCGTTACCGTAGAACTAGCTCCCGTAGGACCAGTGAGGCCGGTAGGGCCGGTAGGGCCGGTTTCGCCCGTAGAACTAGGTCCTGTAGGGCCCGTATCTCCCGTAGGACCCGTTACCGTAGAATCGGCTCCCGTAGGACCAGTAGCGCCCGTAGGGCCCGGCACAGTAGAATCGGCTCCCGTAGGACCAGTAGCGCCCGTAGGGCCCGGCACAGTAGAATCGGCTCCCGTAGGACCAGTAGCACCCGTAGGGCCCGGCACAGTAGAATCGGCTCCCGTAGGACCAGTAGCACCCGTAGGGCCCGGCACAGTAGAATCGGCTCCCGTAGGACCAG